TTCTCATTGTGTACAGCAAGAAGTTGACCCATCTTCACACTGTTTTCTTGAAGAGTGTCAACTACTTTTTCGAGTCTTTCTATTATTGCTGCATTTATGTCAGACATTACCTTGTCTCGTCTTGTTCTGTCCCTGCTCTCGCTTGTTTCTTTAAACTTTGTGTCTTCATTTGTAGTTGCTTCTGAAGTTGTTGCTTCTTCAGCTGAACCTTTTTCTTTTCTATTGCTACCTTAGCTTGTGCTTGTTGATTCTTGAACTTCTGTTCTAATTCTTCTTTAGCATACAGACGTTTGTTTGCCTGTGCAGTGGTGTCAACGTTTTTCATGTGTGCCATACGCTTGTCCATAAAGAACTTAGCAGCATTAGCAGGTAATATTCTTTCAATCTTGATGTCTCCTCTGTAACGAGGGTTGATCAACAGACGAAGTTTCTGTGTCAGTTGTGCAGGTGAATTTGCATATACTATAGTTTCACCGACCTTTGGTATATTAACTTTATATTGAAATAATCTAGAGCGACCACTCATATCAATAGGGCGATCTATTTCATTATCTTCTTTAATCTTCTTTCGCTTTGCCATCTTTTTTCTGAACTTCATAACAGGATCGAAACCTGCAACAGGACCTTTGGCATTAGCACTACCGCTAAAACCTCCTGTACCCGTTGTCATCATTTCTTCGTTCATATGTTTGTAAGCTCGTCGTTGATGTCTTCATCTACATCCAAGTCGGGAAGCATCCCTACTGGATATTTATTCAAATAGATTAATATAGTTTTGAGTATTGACCAATACTCTCGTTCAAGTCTATAAAAGATAAGGGGAGTTGCTGCCTCGCCAAATACATTATAAAGGATGATAAGATGGTTAATAATAAGATGAGTCCTCAACGGACCCCCTCTAACATAACGTTTTAAGAGTCGTTTTAGATACTTAAAACGCTTCATGTCTTCATCAAAATCCTCACGTGTGACACAATGAGGATTCTCATAATGTTTGATGGCGAACAGAATGTAGGTCTCCTCATTCAGTTCGTCAAATTTCATTTATTAAGTTGTAGTAATTGTCTTGGTAGAACCAGAACCACCTGCTCCGACTGTATCACCTAGAACGAATACTTTGTCTGATGCGGTAGAAGTACCTGCGTCAACGATTGTTCCAGAGATTGTTTGAGCACCAATAGTATGTACCTTACTTGCTGCAGCACATGTAAAGTCAAACTCGATACGGTTAGTACCTGTTCCTCTAGCATATGTAGCAGTAATACTAGCACTATCAGTAGTATTGGTTACCACAAGAGTAGCACCTGCAGTTACATCAACTAGCTCATTGTAGATAACTACAACAGTTCCAGTCGCTGCTGCTGCGTATGTACTCTCTTCAAAGAATACTGCAGTAATATCAGCACCACCTAGGGTGTTGGTTCCTCTTGAACCTGCTCCAACCAAACCATCAACTGCGACTAAAATCTCATCCCAGTATTCTGATTGATCTCCTTTCTTATAGTGACGAAGAACCCAACCTTGTGCGGTTGCAAAGATATTTGATGGATCAACTGCTCCACCCCTTACAGCCCACTTTGGCTTTGCTTCATCAGCATCGGTTACACCGTATAGTGCCATTTTTTCAGTACTCCTAGCTTATTCCTATCTGAGATTATTTATAAAAAATAGGGGTTCAAGACCCCCTATTTTGGTATGTTTAACTACGTGTTTGCAAAGCAGACTTAACTGTCTCTAGTAGTTTGTCATCAGCAGTAGTTTTAGTCAGTTTAACTGCCTTTTCCAGAACGATAATGCAAAGGTCGATGAGTTTTTCACCCAACTCTCCGTCATCTGGAATTTTATTTACTGCGTCTGCAACAATTTTCTTAGCGAATGGTAGTAGAAATGATAGCATGATCTAATAATAATTACTTCACACTATATATGAGACTAAGCGTATGTTTTTTTACCACCCTTCATATAACCTTCGCCCTTCTTATCTTTGAACTTAATTCCTCTAGGGTCTCTGATCTTTTCTTTTGCTTTTTTACCTTTAGCAACAATCTCTGCATACTTTTTCTTGCCATGCATCATGATGCCTTTCTTCTTTTTCAGTTCAGCTTCCTTTTTCTTTGATGCCTCTCTATATTTCGCGTCATCAAAGGTATCACCATACTTCTCTTTAAGTACAACTGGATTAAATTCGTCGGGTAGTATATTCATATCTCTATTATAGCACCTAAGTTCCTAAACCGCGACCTTTCTTCATGTTTTCTTTGCTACCGTATCTAGCTTTGGTTTCGATATACCCTTTGGTATCCTTACCATAACCCATTTCCTTAGCATCTTTCTTCAGTTGCTTCTTATCATCTGCTGCCTTCTTGTATTTACCAGTTCCTGCAGTAGATTTCGCACCTTTAACTTTCTTAGACTGTTTACTACCCTGTCGCATGATGGCATTCTTACCATACTTGCTTGTAATTTTTGATAGCACTGAGTCTAATGCTGCGTCTTTTCTCTTTGGAGAGGTAGGTTTTTTAGTCCCGCCCTTTACGTAGTTACCAGTTTCTTTTTTATATCTGGTTGCTTCGTCAACCGTTTTGTCAAGTTTTGTCTCTTCTGTTGTCTTTTCTGAGATTTTTTCTTGACTACCATAGACATTCTCCTGAGTTTGTACACTATCTATAAGACTTAAGGATGAGAACTTTTCTAGAGTGTCGCTCTCATTACACTTCCACTTTCTAAGTGACTTATTAATTCTTGAATCTGGATCTCTTGCAGTCTTAGCTGAGGTAAGTTTCTTTTTCATACCTTTCATTCTCTTACAGAATGAATTTTGTCTGCCTTCTGCCTTACCACCTTTCTTTGGATTAGGGTCAGTTACAGGTGCTTTGAGATCTGAACCAGGATTTTCTTTCTCGTAAGACTTTCTTCCTTTTTCATTAAGTCCACCAGAGGCAGACTTACCTGACTTTTTTGTCCATGCTGCTCCCTCCATCATCTCTTTTAGTTTCTTTCTTGCTGCAGCTTTTGCTTTTAAACGAGCAGTTTTCTTATGAGGATACATGGTGTCAATAGTATGACTTCTCTGTGGGTATGCACTACCACTATGTCCTGCCTTAGTTCCCTTAGTTTTCTTTCCTCTGTCTGCCTTATGTCTCTCTCGTCTTTCTTTTTGTTCACGTTCTGGTTTAGCCATACCCATACCAGATTTATTCATAGCAGAGGTTGTATTTCTTCTTGCTCTCTTACTTCCTGTTTCACCTTCTATGAATGAATTATCATACTTATGACCCTTACTTTCCTTTACTGTTGGAGGAGTACCTACAGACATTATGGCATCCTTTTTCTTCTTAGCTTTCTTAACAAATGCTGCCATTGCACCTTTAGGTTTACCATCACCCTTGAATATACCGTATGATGTTCCTTCCATTTCTACATCTTCTCTCTTGTATGCAGGAACCTTTGCACCTTTAACACCTCTACGTTCTTTGTGCTCTTTCCGACGTAGTTCTATTGTCTTACCTCTCTTACCTTCTGGGTCAAACATACCAGGATCATCATGACCAGGTCCTTTTCTTCTATAGTTTCTTATAGATGCTTTACCATAATCACTACGTCCTTTATCTACCTTTGCTTCATCAACAAACTTGACAGGCATTGATACTGTTCCTTTACCTGGCACATACTTTGTAGTCCTAGGTTTCTTAGGATCATCACTCTTAAAATCCTTGTGAAGTTTGTTGTATGCTTTCTTAGTCATCTGAATGACTTCTTTTAATCCTCTAGTTTTCTTACCTCTTCTCTCTGCATGATCTGCTCTTCTATCTTTTCTAATACCACCACCTAACTCTAGAGATCCATGTGGATTACCATATCTCTTATCTCTAACAGTTGCTCTCTTATATTCTGGTGTCTTCATATCAACCTTTGCTTCATCAATGTCTTCCTTACGACGTTTTGAATCGCACTTCATACAATCACAGTCATCACCGTGATTCTTTTTCAAATCAACATCATCCCCAGAACCTTCAGTTATGTCTTCTTTTTTGGGATTGATTTTGACTTTAGTTTTCTTTTCAGATAGAGATTTAAAACTAAGCATTATTTTTTTCCTAATCTTTTTTCAGCTTGCTTCTTGTATAAACGTTTTGCTTGTTGTAATTTAGACACTGCCTTCTCTTTATCACCTGCATGTGCTGCCTTTCCTCTCTCTATGTCTGCCTTTTTAGAAGCTTTGAGTGCTAGGTCTGCAGATATCTCATCAATTTGTTCTACCTCTTCTTTCTTACAATCAGGTACTGCTCTACCATCTTTCATCTTAGTTGTTGTTGCTGTATAACCTTTCCAACAAGACTTCTTCTTAGGATCTCTACCAATATTCTTACGTGCTGTTGCTAGTGTAGCTTCATCTATTTCTACCTCTTCCTTACGAGTATCTTTCCCATCAGGTTTTAGACCTTTCTTCTTTTGAATAGCATTATGAACTGCTCCTGCATGTTCTTCTGATCCACTTTCGATCTTACCATCACCATCGTAATCTTTCTTTGCTTTCTTTTCAGCTATGTCTTGCACCTGACGATATGCATCGCTCATATCAGGTAATTGTATGTCAGTAAAGGTCTTCATTGTCATTGCAGTACTTTCTCCTTTTTATTTATCTTCTTTAGAAATTGTCCTGGCGTTAATTTACGCACGTAAGCATCTAAACTATCTGTTCCAAACTCACGTGTAGCAGGTTCAGACCATTGGGATTCATCAAAATCTGTTTCCACTAAGTCTTTTAACCAACTGCGAAATATATTATCATGCTCATCAATAGAGATGACGTAATTGCTGCCACGACTAACAACTTTAGAAATGATCCCTGTGTTGAGGTTCTCGACATAGCTACCTATAGAAAATAGTCCTTCTGTGAGGTATGCTTCACGCAACCCCTTCGGATCTAATTTAGGTGCTATCTCATATAAATGAAACGAAACTTCATTAAAATCATCTACACACTCTTCAACTTTCATTGCTCCTTTGAGTGTATTAAACAGTTCCTGTCTGTCTTTTGGTTTTAATCCTTTAGGACATCCCTTTTCAAACTCAGCGTAATTATTTTCAGATGCCAACTTACGTTGTTTAGATGCAGACATACCTTCTATGCCTTCACCATCAGGATCTCTATCACCTGCTGATGTTACCATTATATTTTCAAATGTATAAGCTTGTCCATTATATTTCTGTGCTAGTGAATTAAACTCACTAACTCTATCACCACCTACAATAATATTAACATCACTATATCCTTCTGAGTCTAACGCTTCCAGAACATCAAATATTGTACGCATTTCTTCATTAGAGACAATAGCGTTCGTATGATCTGGGTACGCCTTATGCATAAACTTAACCTTCGTCGAAGGGTCAAGGGGATTCTTCTTATCATCCTGCGTCCTTGAGGGGTATATTCGATACTCTCCATTTTTTGCACTCTCTGCTACTTTTTTTATGAGTGCCTCATGTCCTGTAGTTGGAGGATTAAATCTTCCAAAAGTAATAGATATGCTACCTTGATCGACCTGACCATCGCCAGATGTCGTTTCTTCTCCTCCATTGGTTGCATCTCCTGCTGCTAATTCTGCTGCTGTAAGTCTTACAAGCTTCCCTGCTTTTGACATGTGTGTTACATTGCCAGCTTGATCGGCATACTTTCCGTAACCCACGTGTCTAAGATTTCGTTTTTCTGCTTCCTTTGCTGCCATTGTTCTTTCTGCTTCAGCAAGGAATAAACTAAATTTCTTCATTTATAATAGGAATGAGGTCGCTCTCAAATATTATTTAGGCTAAAGTGAAAACATACCTGGTTGTGCCTCTAGATAATGCCTTGGATAGAATTTATATACTTTAGTACCTTGAGATGAACTACTAGCAACCTCAAGTTTATATCTGATCTGCATGATAAAGTTTTCTTTACCTGCTAATTTCTTACCAGTATCATCTGCACGATATATTTTAACAGTAGGACTACCTGTCTTAACTAGTTCAGTAGTATAACGTCCTTGTAGTAGTTGTTCTTTGAACTCTTCATTGATAACAAAACTTTTAACCTCTTTTTCACTCTCAAATTTAACTAGTTCAGTCTCTACATTTCTAGACAATCCAAATACAATATAGTCTGCAAACTTTTTCTTTACATCTGATGCAAAGTTTGCGTTCAATCCTTTCTCAAGTGTTCTTTGTGCCTGTTCATATACAACCTTTGCTGATTCTTTTAAGTTATCACCGCCACCAGTTTTCTCAGCATCTTCTCTACTAGAATATTTCTTAGTATATACTTCATTGTCAAAGAACTCAGTTAATTTCTTCTCATATATTGCTTGAGATTCTTTAACACTCAGTCCCATCTCACCAAATATATTGACAAACTTATCAAATCCTAATCCAGATACCTGATGAAACTGTTCACCACCAGATACTTTAAGAGAGTAATCTGTAGTCTTATATTTTTTATCTTTTGATTTTATTTCTACCTTAACGTCTGCCTTAGTACCTTTCTGATCTTCTGTTCCTGCTGCTATTACTTTTATAGTATCATCTTTGACATTGAGAGATAGATCTTTTGATTGTATATTAATCTTTTGATTACCATTAACAAATCTAATAGCACCATCCCTAAGATCAGTTACCTTTTTCCAGTTCTCTTTCTTCTGTAGAAATGCTGTTGCCTTTGCAGGTATAGAAACACTAACTGATACAGTATCCATAATTGCACTGCCAACATCATTTACTTTTTTCTTATATCCTCTCTTCATCATTTCAGTGAGAACCTTATCAACATCTTTACCTTCCACTAGAGGTAGTTTCCTCTCAGTTTTTTTCTCCATCCTCTTAACAAATCTTGCTGCTACTGCTGCTGCAAAAAATGCTTCAAATAAATCTCCTCGGTTGGCATCAATCTTTGCCTTCGCCATCGTTTTTATTTTTATTTATTTCATCTAAGTCATCTAATGCCTTACTTGACCAGTATACTTCTGGTTCTTCCTCTTGTGTTTTGTATGCCCACTCATCTGTATGTCCTACAGACCACCACTTAGGTAGTGTCTCTACTGCATAGTTTTGTGTACACACCTTGAAATCAGGTATCTTTAGATTATCATTATCAACTAAACTGTTATCAAAGAACTGACATCTATTGTTAGGTTGTGCAGCAAACTGACCATTGTCTAGTGCTATAATATTAAATGTCTTATGTTCTGGATCATGTTCTGAGAAGTTTGTATCTAATACAGAGAAGTCAGGATGTGCAGTATCAATCGTAAACTCATACTCTCCTGCATGCATCTTTCTATCCTTACCAAAGAACTGACATCTACCTAGTATAGGTTTTTCTACTACAGTAATATTATAATCAAAACAATCCCATAGTTCTAATACATCTAATGGTAATTGATTGTCCCAATCTATATCTTCTTTCCATACAAATGCACTCAATGGTAACTTGTCAAACAGTGCACCGTAGTCAGTTAGTAATGTCTCAAAGTATAATGCCTTTGCCTGTATGCTTCGTACAGAAATCCATAGACCAGGTGTCAATTCACCGTATCCTTTCTCAAGATCATATAGATATTCTTTCTTCACCCAGACTTTTCTAGGTGGTAGAGGATGAACTAGGTATGCCATTATTTGTGATGAAACACTTCTACATATGATTCACATTTAGGGCAAGTGAAACTTGACCAGAAATCATATTCAGACTCATCTCCATCATTCAACTCATCCATGTCAAAATCTGATCCCCAGATCAACTCAGTGCCACAGTGCCAACAGTTCATAGATCTCCTTCCTTTCTATTTTCTGAGTAATGAACATCAAACTCTCCACCAGGATATCTACTTTTTAACTTATCTACATTCATTTCTATAACCTCTTCTGGTGATATATCTAATACTATACATGCCTGTATAAAATACCACATGATATCACCTAGTTCACGTTTCATGTGAGTTAGATTCTCTTCAGTAACTGGTTTACCTTGAAATAATATCTTCTTTACTATCTCAGTAAATTCTCCTGACTCTGCACACAATCCAAGTGCAGCAGTTAATGCTCTATGTGAAGAGAAGTCTTTATAATCTAATTCTCTTAAACGATCTTGGAAATGACCACTGTACTTACTTTCATTAGATGTTACAGCGTTAACAAACTTTGTATACTTTAGGAAATCAATCATACTTTAATTCAGCGAAGGATTTTTTACCAGAAATTTTCTTAATGATCTTATCTTCAACACCTGCGTCAACGAGATCTTTCTGTGCTTCATCAACATCATACAACCTCATCTTAGATCTGTCAATACCTAAACAAAATCTTTTGTTTAAAGTAGGATCATAGTATCTATTCTTTAATTGCTTGACCATTATTTGATTCTGTTCTTCCAATTCCTCCGTAGAAATAAGAGCAAACATAAGATCAGCAGTTGCGGGAAGCCCAAAACTTTCGCTTGTATCAGTAAGATCAACATCACTACTCCCAAAGCCAGAACGAGTCGTCTGAGTAGCGGTGACGATAGGTACATTAGTTTCAACTGCAAGACCACGGAGTTCTTCTGCGATTGCTTTGACATAGGTATACGAGTTTACTATAGATCCTTTATACCTCTGAGAGGCACAGATATTTAGATAATCAATGAATATAATATCAGGTTTAATATTTCTCTTCAGTTCTAATTCATTTAATAATGATTTAAAATGTCCTACATGTGCAGATGCTGTAGGATATTCTTTGATAATTAATTTACCTTGAGTCTTCTTACTTAATGCAGATATTTTATTCTCGTACATTGCTCTTGGTAAGTCATGTAATTTTTGAATAGGAACGTTCAATAGATTAGCATCTATTCTTTCGGCAATCTTTTCCTCTGCCATCTCCATAGTAATATAGAGAACGTTCTTACCTTGGAGCAAACAACTACTAGTGACATGGCACATAAAAAGAGACTTACCCACACCAGTCCCTGCAAGAGCAACATTGAGAGTCTTGTTAGGAAGACCACCTTTTGTAATCTTGTTAAAGAACTCCAGATCAAAAGGAATCTTTTCTTCTTTCTGATGATAGAAGTCGTATCTTTCTTCGTAGTTCTGTAAGTAATCATGACCTACATTTTGGTCAAACGACACACCTAATGCATCACTTAGTATCTGTGGAATAGCCCCCTTATCCCTCTTTTCATCCTGTCCATCTGCGATCTTGACACTCTCCATAAGTGAGAGATAAATCGCCCTTTCCTGACACCACTTTTCCGTTGAATCAATGATCCAATCCAGTTCTGCTTTCTCATTGGATAAGCCACTTAATACCTCCATAATATCTTTGAACTGACTCTCTGATAAATCAGTTCTTTCTTGACACTCAATACTCAATGCATTCAGAGAAGGCAATGCATTGTAATTAGAAATATACTCATGGATTTCAGCGAAGATTATCTTGTATGATCGTACAGTAAAATAATCTGACTTCAAGAAAGGTAATACCTTGCGGGTAAACTCTTCATTTGATATCAGATTATTCAGTATGGTAACTTCTAGATTCATGTGTAGTGTAAATAAGAACCAACAATGTATTTTTGAGATGACACTGGTGGTAGTCCTGAGTGTCTATACTGCCAATTAGCAGGGAACAAAAGTATTCTACCACATTTCGGTTTTATTGCAACATCAAGTTTAGGAAAATTTGTTTCTCCTCCTTCTTCTACATCATTTAGATATAGAAACATAACAAGAAACCTTTTAGCAGAAGCATAGTCTCCAACATCAACATGATCTTTGAATTGATCTTTACCATTATTATCATACATCTTCATACGGAACTGTTCAAATCCGTACTGTGCAGGAAAGTCAGGTCCTACATCCAAATAATTAATATAACTTTTAGCACTTACAGTTAAGATGTCAGATAGTCTTGCTTGAATAGACATCCATTTAGGATCTTTATTCAAATACCTTTCTGATATATTTAACTCTCGGAAAGTTGGTCGCTGCTCTCGATCAACATATATGCTGTCGGATTCATGAAACGTGTTAATGATAGTTTCACAAAAAGACTTATCAAGTTTGTCATCATATGTCTTAATATAATCTGATAATCTAGTTGCCATAACTAAACTCTTTGGCAGCAGCTACGTCTAGTTTCTCCATTATCTCTTCGGTGAAATATGTTTCTGGATCCTTAAGTATTGCAGAAGGATATACACTGCTATCACCAACAACGATCCTATTTCCTTTGCGTTCAAAGATTCCATACTTCTCACCTAATTCTAAGAGTCCATAGTATTTGTCTAGACCTCTTTCATCATAGAACAGTCTAGTTTCTATGTCGGAGTTTTCTTTTGTAAGTCTACTTTTAGCCGTCTTAGCCTTAATAATGTTACCAACAACTTCCGTCTTATCCTTTTCTTTTTTCTTAGAAAGATAAATGATCGTAGACGCGGCGTACTTGAGACCAGAGCCTCCTCCCATTTCTTTAGTAGGGATATAAGATCCGACGACATCATAAGTGTGATTTGTAACTATTAAGGGAACATTTGCTTTTCCAAGTTTTAAAGTTAAAACTCTAAAGATTGACTTAACAATTTGAGCACGAGTCATGTCTCGTGTTTCTTTACCTGCTTCAGCGTCTTCAACTTCTTTCGTTGTGGAAAGCATACCAAGAGAGTCTAACACAAACATTAATGGTTTGCGATCACTCTGTTGAAGGTATTTATCTAAAATTCTTATTGCTTGAGTTCTAAATTCTTGGACAGTAGTAATAGGAACTATCAACATACGTGATGAGTCTATACCTCTACTCTCTATTAACTCTTTAGAAAGGGCAGATTCGGACTCGAAATATATGACACCAGAATCGGAATCAGACTCAAGAAAATGCTGAACGATGCCGAGACAAAAATAAGTCTTACCAGTACTTGACTCTCCTGCGAGAGCAGTGATCTTGTTTCCTGGGATACCTCCATAGATCGACCCAGATAATAGAGCATTAAATACATGGCTACCAGTGTCGATAAAACCGCTTGTATCACCAGCTGAAACTCCGTCGCTGACAAGTGCAGCATATTCATTGTCAATCTCCGTTGCTACATCTTTGAGAAAATTCATGTTAAGGGGAACGTTTAGTAAGTTTAGTGATGTGATTAGAACGTTGCTTGGATTTTTCAAACCAACGTGCTTCTACCTCATCGTGAAATTCCTTTTCTTGCATGTGCTCACCTGCACCAAATGCTTTTTTATATTCAACAATAAAAATAGTCATCCAAAAAGAAACTCCAAACTTGCTACCTTTTCCGACTTCCATCCTATTGTATCTAATATAACCTTTATTGGGTCAAGGAAACTCTTCTCAAATTGTAACTCATAATCCACCTGTTTGTCAAGTCCAAACTCCTTTGGGAAGGTGCTGATGAATGACACTACATTTTCTCCAAACTTATTAGGTGTTTTTAAATAAACGAATTTAATTTTTTCACCGTCTTGTATAAGGGGATATTTGTGCATTAAGTTATTCTTCTTATTGTAGTGGTTGTATAACAACGCACCACGAACATGAATGGGTGTTCCTTTACTATAGATACTGGATGGGTTCGCCCATTTATTTATCCCATTGCATCCTCTGGGGAATGATATATCTTCAACAGGTAACTCGTTGAAGTGATCTTTAAAGTTTGCAATGAACTCCTGTGCTGCCTCTTCTCCTTCATTCATGATAACAGTCAAGCACTCTTTAATTTTCTCTCTGCATGCACCAGGTGTACTAGACTTGACCGCTTCAATACCCATAACTTTTAGTTTAGGTTGATCAAATCTTACACCTTCTATGTCCCATGCATTTAAAATATATCTTTTCTTTGCAGTCCATATACCTTTGTTGGCAATGGTCTCACGTTTCATAAACATCTTCTGGTCATAAGCGTTTACGTAGTTGGCCAACGCTTGATAAGAATCCGAAATATATTTCTCAAATTCCACATCACACACCTTATCAAGGAAGCTAACGATGACTTTATCATCCTTCTCTCTCCCCTTGTATACACTTTGAACCAAAGGACCGAGATTAAGATATATGCTATCAGTATCACTTGCAATGACATAATCTATATCCTCCGTCTTAAGAATCTTGTTTAGATATTTATTCATACGACCTTCAATCCAACGGATAGAAACCTGACCAGATAGAGTAATAGCTTCTGCGTTGGCAAGGTTGTAATAGCGAAAGTATTGATTACCAATAGCACCATAAGCACTATTAAGTTGGATCTTTCTCGCCATCTGAATGTTATTAAACTTGGAGATATCTCTTTGTAGTTTATCAGTCGGTGCTTTTTCATATGCTTGTTTTGCTGCGAGCATTTTCTTTTTATAGATCGTACGTTCTTTGTAGATCTTATCCATCATCTCAGGTAGGAAACCTTGTATGTCTTTACGATACTGTGCACCATTGGCACATACACATACATCATCTTCGATGGTTATCTCTTCATTTAAAATCCTTTCAACGCTCGCACTGGGATGTCTAGTCTCCCAGAGTGTTTCTGGCGAGATATTGTACTGCATGATAAGGTGAGGATACAGACTATTAAGGTCAAAACTAACCACCCAATCATACTTTCCTGGTATCGGTTCTTTAACATAGGCACCTGCATACTTTTCATCTTTCTTTGCACCCTTCTTAGGGGGGACAACAATATTTCTATCAGTAAGATAGTTGTAGATCATTGTATCCCACATACGAACCTGTGAGTACACATCTTCAAAGTTAACCTTGGCATCATAACTCATAGTTATGGCAAGATCTAATAACTTCATCTTCTCTTCAAGACGATCAATCAATTCTGTATCTTGAATGTTATATTCAATAAACTTCTGCCAATCTGATGTATAGAAATCTTTAAAGTTTTCATACTCACTATGGTCAACCTTACGTTGTCCTAACTCGACATGAGCGATGTGATCAAGTCGATAGGATTCTTGGTTACTATAAGTAAACTTACGGTAAAGGTCGAGATAGTCAAGAATGTTAACCCCACTAACATCATAAGCATAGTTCTTGCGTCCTTGGACATAAACTTCCCTCTCATTTGCACGATTCCAAGGTGAAATAGAGTTCATCCATTTGGAACCTAGGATTCTTTTAACCCTACGACATATGTATGGTACATCATAAAGGTTTACATTCCATCCTGTCAAGATATCTGGGGTGTGTTTCACCCACCAGTCTATGAAATGCATAAGCATCTCACGTTCAGTATCAAATATAAACTTCTGGTGTTCTGTATTAAAATCTTTGACTGCCCAGATGTAAAACTTTTTAGTCACCATATCTTTAATGGTGATTGATAGCATTTCTTCTGCTGCTGCTTCTACATCAGGGAAACCGTTTTCGCATTGAACCTCGATGTCCATTGCGTACATCTTTATCTGATTGACATTGTAATCTACGTCATCAGGAAACTCTTGTCTAATATATTGATATACGAAACGTTCATACCCATGAACTTCAAAACCTTCTACACCATCATACTGACGAATAAATTCTCTACCTTCTCTTGGTTTGTCAAACTTAACAGGTGAGACATATCTTCCATCAAGAGTTTGAAACTTCTCTTTATTTTTTGATAAGACATATAATGTAGGAGAAAAATGAGAACGGAACTGCACAGGTTTTCCATTCTCATATCCTCTATACAGGATTGTATCTCCTGCTAGTTGGATGTTAGTATAAAACTTGCTCACTGTTTTTTGTAAAGTTTCTCAATAGCAGGACTAGGATCAAGTATAGTCAAGACTGTCTCGGATGTCAAGAACATGTCACGTTGGGATGTGAATGATGGAAATGGTCTTATCTCTGTATCAGAAATAATCTCAAAACAATTTTCAATCAATAAGCTTGGCTCCTCGTCCAGCTCCGTCACCTTCCCCAACAGGTATTCCTTCCTTTGTCTCAATAAGATCACTTTGATCTGCTGTTGTAGCATCTCCTCTTCCACTGTCTGCCTCCACTAGATGATTGTACTTTTTAATAACCTCTGGATAAGTTTCGTATGCTGATACGACTTCATCCATCTTTATCATAATTTTTTTAGATACTGATAAAGGTGCCCAAGGTCTGAAATGAATTTGGGGATCAGGAAGTTGTTGAACCTCTGGTTGTGCATCTGTTTCGATAAGAACTCTAGGTTCATCAACACCCTCCAACCATACATTGTATGGATGTGATAATTGAAACGCAACAGGTTCTTCTGGTTTTTCTTTAGTAGTTACCTCATAAAGATCGCAAATGATGTCTTCACCATTTTTTGTTCTTACGATTCTTACGCTCATTTTCTCTCCTTTCGATTTCGTAGATAGAATTTTTAATGATGTCCTTCAGAACTCTGGTTTCAGATTTGTTGTATTCTTCTGCCAAAGGTCTAACGTATTTCATTATATCACCAGACATGTCACTTGGCAAGTCTAAAGTTATTAAATCGTAATCACCTGTATAATTATTAGGTTTACAATTCAAGTAGTAATTCATAGTTTATTCCAATAGAAAAGAGACCCCTTGGAGGTCTCTTCAGTTGTATACTATATATCACTTTAGAATGACTTGAGGACACTTAAGTAAGATAACTGCTTTTGCTTGGAGTTTAATATCTCCAGACTGTTCAATCACTTTCTTAACTTCCTCTACTCCATACTCTGCACTAGCATCACTGTACGCCATTAGCAATGACTTGTAATCATCGTGCCCTTCTTGAGCATATTCACAGAAGTTTCCTCCCATGAACATTAGAAGTGAAGTAAGAGTCAATTCAATCATACTAGGATTATATACTTATTTGCCGATCTTGTCAACAGCTGATCTTGCTTTATCAAGAATGTCACCCTTAAGAGGAACGAATCCTAACTTAGGTGCTTTGTCCTGATACTCATCACTCAATAGAGTTGATAGAGTTGTCTTGATTGCTTCAGTGTTTCTACCATTACCAGTTTCATATGCAAGTATCCAAGTCAATGTAGCAATAGGATATGCTCCTTCTGCCTCTGGATTTGGATTTGTACCTGCAAGGTTCTCATCTAACTCAATACCATTAAGTGCCTTTGCTCCTGCATCAACTGATGGTTTTACAAAGTCACCCCACTTGTTTTCTAATGCTGCAGGTCTTACATCATCATCAATATAAGATTGGTTTACATAACCGATAGCACCAGGTGTATTCTTAATCACTCCTGCTACTCCTGCATTACCTTTACCACCCACACCTGTTGGCCACGCTACAGATTTACCTGTACCTAGTGTCCAAGTTTCTGAGAATGCTTGCATACTATTAGTAAATGCCTTGGTAGTTCCAGATCCATCAGATCTATGTGCCCAAGTCATCTTCTGATCATCACATCCAACTTCTTTCCAGTTAGTGATAATACCCATAGCAACTTCAACTGCCTGTTGTTGAGTTAACTTAAGATCACAGTCAGGATTGTTATAACCAAAAGCAATAGTTCCACCTGTCATAGGTATCTGAACTAGACCACGTTTTACTTTGGCAATGTCACTATCTTTCATAGGATCATCAGACGCACCAAAGTTTACTGTCTCATCAATAAATGCTTTTCTTCCACTACCAGAACCAACTGCCTGATAGTTTACTCTTGCTCCACCAGATTTTGCTACGTCTGAGAACCAACGAGTATAGATCTTAGATGGGAATGATGCACCTGCACCACTCAATCTTGTTCTTGCTTCTGCTACAGGGGTCAGTGCGAATAGACCGAGCAGGGCAACTGCGAATGCTTTCATGAGTTTTAAAAAATAAACCTTAATATCTAGTCTACATTAACTGTATCTTAAACTACATTTTGTCTAAAGTTAACCATTCTCTGTCTTGGAATGTAACACCTTTAACACCCCTTGAAGGAAAACTTACTGATAGTCTATCATCTTCAGAAGTTGCAAGATGCGGATAGTATTTTGGAATCCACACAGCATCACCTGGTAGTAACGTTACATCTAGTGCAGGAGGTTTATCCAAATCTAGATTTACCCAATCTTTTCTACTATCAGGTATAACATCCATCTTATCCCATACCTTCCAGTTAGTTGCACCTTCACATTGTACTATAACATTATCATTGTCATCTATGTGAGCACCTAGAGGATGGGGTAAGTCTGGGTTTAGAGTTGCATAGATGTGAGCATCAGTTTGATACCCATATTCTTTTTCTATTTCCTTTGCTAGTTCATTAATCTTTCTGGTAAACCTAGATGCTTCTTTGATATACAGAAACCCAGTTTCCAATACTTCTTTAATAACTGAAGCAGGAACTGAATCTTGTGTAGACCAAGTATCTAAATTCCATTCATATCCTTTTTTTGAATGCAAAAGAACCACCCTGTCGGTAGACATGAGTGGTCTTAAGTTGATGAGGAGTTCTAGTTCTTTCCAACTAAACAGATCCCACCAGTAGTTTTCTTCATGATGTAATTCCATACACCTATTTAGATGTAATCTTTACGTGCATGTTTTTCTGGAACAATTTTCTTTAGCTCTATTGTAAGTAATCCGTTCTCAAATGTAACGTCATCAACTACACAGTCTTCAGATAGTGTCCAAGATTTGTTAAAGTTTCTACGTGCTAGTCCTCTGTGGAAGTACTCTGTGGTTTCTTTATCTTCTGGTTTAGTTCCTTCTACTACTAGTTTTCCATATTCTGTGTAGACTTTTACCTCTTCCTTTTTGAATCCTGCTAGAGCAATCTCTAGTCTAGACTCATGATTATTCAAGTTAATTAAATTATAAGGTGGATAGTTGGAAGAAGGAATATTAAAAAACTGATCGAAGTAGTTGTCTAGTCCAATACTGTTTCTTGAAATCTTATCTAAAAGATCTGGTAAATCGGTAGAGCGATACCTTTCTATTTTTTCCATAATGGTTCTCCTTAAGTAAGCGAGTGTAAATTGTGTCCCCGAAGGCGACAATACTATTTAACCATAGACTCAGGTATAAGCAAACGGTACATTCCGAACATTTCTAGGGGGTTCTCGACACCTATATAGATCAGATAGTTATATCTACTTAGAAGAAAATGAAAAAAGCATTAATCTTTTTCGGTATGATTGGTTTGATGAGTCCAATGGCAGCGAGAGCAGACCTCACTCATAGACTGACTAGCTCTGTTCAACTACAGGTTGATGCGGGCTATACTCAGGTTTCAAGGGCGGGTAACTCTTACAGCACTAGTGGATCTGGTGTTGACACAACTATTACACCGTCAGGTGGTACTGCAGCTAGTAACTTAGGTGGTATCTCTGAGGTCAGTAATGCAGGTGTAGCAACTTTTGCACTTCCTGATGTAGCACAATCAACTCAAGGAAATTCATATAGTTTCACTCAGAACATAACAACTGGTGATGCTATTGTTACTACTGCTGCTGATGTAGGTGATGTATTAGGTTACAGTAACATAGTTTCTACAGCACCTGGTACTGCAGGAGATCTTGCTGGTACTATTGCAACTTCTGGAGCAATGACACTAACAGCAGGTGGATCTGGAACTTCAGCAACTGGACAACTGGTTACAGAAATCACAATCCGATAAAGCGACTATATAATATTATGAAACGTATAGTACTACTAGTAATATGTTTCATGGGTATACCACTGAGAACCCTTGCGGTTCCAGTCGTACCAAATTTCCAACAGGGTTCCATGACGAGCCACACGGAAACTGAATCCACGGTCCAGGAGACCATATTTTCAATAGATTATCGTACAGGATGGGAATACTCAGTAACAGGGGTCGGGGTTTCAAACAATGGAGAAGCACTCAACCCACCAGTGAACACTTCCACAGTGACAGTGACTCCTTCACAATCAGCAACTTCAGCAAGTGGAGTAAACGTATCAGGAACTGTAACAAGTTCCTTCGACAGTTTAGACTTCACTCAAGCGAACAACTTCACCATATCAACACCAGGCGAAGCGTTCCAATTCACTCAGAGCTATCAAGGCCCAGGGATGACCAACCAGACAATAATACAGCGTACCACCACTATCCAAAGTGTCACAGATACAACAAGTACGTTTACGCAATAGCGACCATAACTAGTATTTTATCTCCAACAGTAGTACTAGCAGAAAGTGTCGGAGGTGTTTCTGCCACAGCGAATCCAATAGCAAATTCCAGTGGCTCAGTGACCAATCAAGCTATACAAGTTTTACAGGGACCGTATATAACTAATACCTATGGTAATGGTGTTCAGTGTCAAGGTAGTACACTTAACGTTACACCATACATTCAATTTGCAGATTCAAGAAAGGATCCTTGGGAGGACGTATATTACGAACCACAATATGACATGACTGACTTTACAGGTCGGACAACCCAACAAACTATTACGGTTAAGAACTACCCTTGGGAAACATGGTATGATACCCGAACCAAAGATGACGGTAGTAGATGGTTTGAAGATGGTGCTGACATGGATATCAGAGTTGATGTAGACGGACCTGACGGTAGACCTGATAATCCTGGTCAAGTTTTATGGAGAAAACCTATTCGGACTGATATGAAAGCAAACCAATCATTTAACCTAGGATTGTCTGCTACCCTATCAATACCTATGAATAAGAAGTTAACTAAACAATGCCATGAGGCAGCACAGGCTCAGATAGATTTATCTAATCAAAACGTAGCTAATAAGAGATTAGACTTTGAATTAGCAAGATTGAAAAACTGTGGTGAATTAAAAAAGAGTGGAATATTTTTTCATCCTAAATCTCCTTACCATACCATATGTGCTGACGTAGTAGTAACAGCTCCTGGTGGTCAGGTGGTACCACATCAACATGTAACACCACAACCTAAGTGGAAACAACCTAATAGCAATGATCCCAAAGACTTTGAAATGTCAATAGGTGATATCAATGCCGATAAATGAAATACAAAATATACAATTAAATAATGCGGGTATACCTAATATTACCATTCGTCCTGTTGGAAATAATTACATAGGTGTTAGACCCATTCAACATAATTGGGTCTACTCACCGTACAGTGCTTTACCAATAGAAGTTCCAGTAACAACATTGATAGGAACTCCTATTGTAAACATGCCAGGTTGTGTAAAAGTCAATAAAGAGAACGCAAAGAATCCTGTTAATAAGAATAAACAACTAGTAAATGATGACCCTAAACAGAACGTAGTATTATGTGATGGTGGTATGCCATACTATGAACCACCTGAGTATGATGCTAGAGAATTGTCTTGGCAAACAGTATACGTTGAACCAGAAGAAGCAGAAGGTATTGATACAGGTGAACCTTTAACACCTCCTTCACCAGATGTTGAACCACCAAAAACACCTGGCGATAATAAGAAAGAAGTAGAGTGTCCTCCTAAGAATGCTAGACGTATAGGTGACAGGAATCAGAAGGGTGATGAGCAAGTAAAGGAATATAAACTAACACCTGATGGATTGATCTGTGAGACTATCTGGGAACCTGTTCCAACAATAGAACAGTTTGTACCTAATGCAGGTCAAGTCAGCACAACAGCAGCAATAGCAGTAATTGCAACTGCGTCTGCAGCTGCAACACCATTATTATTAAGAGTAATAAAACCTATAATTAAAAAAGCAACAGACTTCGTAAAGAAAAAATTTGGCAAAAAAGTTACGAAACCCACTCGTCAAGATATTATAACGGATGAGTATCGTAAGAAAAAAGGATTGCCTCCTAGAAAACCTACTTCTTAGGTATAGGATTAACTTGATAACCTTTCACAGGACCTGAAGTCTTTGGCCAGTTCTCTACTAGTTGTATATAAATCTCTTCTCTGATAACTTTTCTGATCTCTTCTAATTGTGCTTCTTGTCTCTTGGCAGGACCGTCATTCATATTGTCAATAATTTGACCACCACCAACTACTGCACCAGTCCCTACAACTGCTGCTGCTGTTACTCCTGTAGTTATTTTTTGAAAATCCATTACTTAAAATTAAAATTTAGAACGACTCTACGATTACTGTCAGTAGATGTTACACCTACATGTTCGTACTTAGAATCAAATATTAACATGCGGTTTGCAATACTATTTACCTTTATACCAGATTTAAACTCAGTCCATCCATTGTTAGTATTCATATAAAAAACACCAGTCTGTCCTACAAATTCTTCTTCAGTAAAATCTGTATGATAACCAGTGTATGTATGTGATTCAGTTTTAGTAGTTAGGTTTGCTTTTATTCTATAGACAGCACCACCTAGTTTATTTAATACTGATTTGCAATGATAGAACAAAGGACTCTTCTGATCTTTAGGTGCATCAAATATAGTATGAGTAAATTGGAATAACCCATCACCCTCATGAGTAATACCATCATTCCAATACCAATCAATATGGTCTCCTAGTATGCGAGACTCCAAATCATTGAACTCTTCAGCACTTAAAAAATTATCAACAGTCTGCATTAGCAGTTCTTGTTTAAATCTTCTGCCATGTTACCACCTATATCTGCACCTTGATCTCCACCAAACATTGCTACCCAACCTGCAGCAACCCAACCAACAAAGGGAATAGAGGAAAGACTAGGAGCAGCAGCAGCACCAATGCTAGTCCCAACCAGTCTCCCAGTTCCTTTTGCTGCACCGACTGCTTCGATACATGCTTCACTTTTTCTGATCTCATCTATTGCAGCTGCCTGACCTGCAGTCAAACCAGGTGGCATATCTATCCAAGACCTATGGTTAGATACAGGACCGCCCTGATTGATCTGACCATCCATGAAGTACTCTTCTGTAACCTTAGTAGTATTATTTGCAAGTCCTAGGAATCCACCTTTCTCTTTAATGTCCTTAGTGATGAATGCTGTCTTTGGATCGTTTGCTGAATAACTTATTTTATATCCTTCTTCGCTTGCTGAGATAACATAAGAAGTATAGTCACCATGAGGTATATCAATCTTAGGTAATTTACTACCTTTCTGAGTAGCAATCATACCAATCATACCTATATGTGTTATGCCTAAGATTCCTCCCAGACTAATACCTATCCATTTATTCATAACTACCTCTTAAAAACTAGGAACTTCTACATCTGACACAGGAAGTTCTGGAAGTCCTACCTCTGGTGTAGTTCCAGAACCCAATCCATTAACACCTGGTACAGATGGCATAACTGATTCCATAACTTTAGATTTAACTCCATCAATGATGGATGCCCTATTGAGGTATACGTATATACCACCACCAACAACGGTAGCAGATACAACAGTAGACGCAATAGCAAGTACATTAATAATTTTTTGCATGATCTTTATTTGTCAGGGACAATTTTTACAGGACCAGATTCAATCCTTATAGTTTGTGCAGGTGCAGTTTCAGATGCTTTAGCAATAAGAAATTCCATATCCTTTTTAGATATGTTAGCACTACCACCACCTTCTCCATTCTTTTTCTTACCAGCCGCTTGTACGCCAAAAGTAGCTAGCGTACCAGTAAAGACCGAAGCTATGAAAGTTGGATCCAGTTTTTGTTCTGGTATTTTAAATGCTGCAGGTAACTTAACATATGCTAACGTCAAGATCCCTGCGGACCACACGAGCACTGCCAATCTTACGAATGTAGAAAGAATAGCGAGTTGCTCTTCTTTATCGTCTGCTGCTTCTTTAAGTTTACCTATGATACCTTTCTTCTTAGGTTCTTCTTTTTTAACTGCTTCTGTCATGATTTAGAGTTTACCTACTCTATATATCATTCTGATACTTGTCTCTTTTTACCGATGTTATACTTGGACTCAAGGATCCACTCTCCCTTTTCCCTGTATGCTATTACCTTTATCTGACTTAGTGGTGCTACATCTACCACATCTGATACCTTAACGATCTCTACTAGTCCCCAATCAGAAAGTAGTTTAATAATTCTATTCCTGCGTTGTAGATCATTCTCTGAAAGATTTGCTTTCTTACCGTCTAATGCAAATAACTCTTTGAAATGTACTATGTAATACTGTCCTTTCTTATGAAGAATATGACATGACTGATATAACTTTCTTTCTTTTCTAGATGCTACACCTATACGAGTAAGAGTCTCTCTTATTTTTAAGAAGTCATCTGGTTCTTTAAGAGTGACTTCAACCATATCATCTTTAGTCCAATCCACATCATTCATTTCTTGCCTCCCTTGCTCAGTTTTTGTCTAATGTAGTTAAGTTGGTCAGGAGTTAAGATCCGTAAGGCTTGATTTGCTTTTTCACTACTATAACCATAGTATTTTTTCACAAGGTCAAGATCTTTCACTTGCTGTTTCTTTGCCCAAGGAGAAAATCTTCTTTTGGGTCTAACAGTATGTATATAAAAATCATATTGCAAACGTTTATCTAAATTAGGATATCTATTCATTTCATTAGCAAAGACAATAGTATCCATATGATGTGACATACACTTATTAATAACATAAGTTGGGTAATTCTTTTCCCAATCTGGATCCTCTTCCATGAGGTAATCCTTAGTGTAATTAATACTATTCAAATAATCCTTTAAAGGATAACGATCATCGTATGCCATAATTTAATAAAAGTAATTCTTTTCTGTCTTGTTGATCTTTCATGTAGTCACCTACTGATCTCATAGTGTAGGTGTGATCGTACTCTTGTGCATCCCAGTCTACAAATCTATCTTTAATTAACTGAGAACTATTATATGATACCATCATGTGTCCACAGGACTGATCACAGTTTTCATAGAATTTATCGTGATCGAATCCTTTGTGCATCCTACCTCGCTTTCCGTACAATGAAGATCTGATTTCATAAGGTGGGTCAAGGTAAGTAAAAGTGCCCACACTATCAGTGTATAGTTCCTCGTACGTCGTGTTGGTGATTTTCCAAGTTTCAATGATGTCCTTATAGTATCTTAGTTTTTCAATACCTCTGACGGTAAAGTTGTTGTCTGAGGCTTGAGGGGAGAAGGAGGACGATTCTGTGAGACCACTAAAGCTACACTTATTAACGATATAAAAACTAACGGAGCGATCAAATATGGTTGAGGTTTCTCTATCGAGATATTCTTTAGCTTCGAGAAAAAGTTGTCTAGCAGAGCCAGGTTCACAGTGTCTGTATTTAAGTTGAATAAGTTCATTGTAGAGTTCATCTCCTTTGGATGCTAGGGTTTGCCAAAATTCTATTAATGGTGTATATAGATCATTCACCCAGATGTCTAGGTGAGGATAAGTTTGAGCAATGTATAATGCAACAGACCCACCTCCTAAGAATGGTTCATGATATGATTTATACTTTGTAAGATCTGGAAGAAATTGTGCTATCTTTTTTGTGGCACGAGATTTGCCACCAGGATAACGCAATGGAGTTTTCATCATAATATTTTCAAGGTTGCAACTGGAACTCCACCAGGACCACCGTTAATGGCACCATCAGGAAGACTGTTGAATGATATAGTAAATCTATTAAAGTCCTGATGATGTGGTGCTGAACAATGTCTTAACCAACCAGGAAATAGAATTAGTTTACCAGGTTCTGCAATTATTTCTTTTTCATTAGGAACACTCTCTCTATCTCCCTGTAATATTTCAAGAGTATCTAACCCTCTAATATCTACAGGATCTAAAAAGACTGTAGGTGATCCTTCTGTAAGATAATATACAGCAGAGTAGTACGCATAGTTATGTCTATGCATTGGGTGACCTGCACCAGATTGTTTAGGTGCCCAGTTTGCCCATGACAATGATATCTTTAAACTTTCACATTGTAATCCTTCTGCTACTCTTGCCTCTTCTAAACACTGATGAAACCAATCATACAATGGTTTAAGTTCTTCGTGTTTATGAAGATCGCCATGAGAACTCATGACTCTATGTGGAAAGTTAAACCGACTCATCTGAAGAGTATCAATATAACTATAAACATCATCTCTAAGTTGGAGATCATGTAATTGAAACTCAAAGATATTTGTTGGAAATATTCCTATCTTTTTCATCTGATTATCATAGGATTGTCATAGTAATCTGGAGTAGGCATTGGGATAGGAACCATTGTTCTAGGTTTTATTGGTTGTTGCAATATCTGAACAGTTTCATCAAACCATCTGTTCATTGATTTTGCCATAAAACGATAAGATGTACCGACATAAATTTGTCCACCTACAACAGCACCTGCCATAGCACCCCAGAACAAGTAATAGAATCTGGACTTCATTTGTGCTCTGATCTTCTCACGTTTTTTCATAAATCTGTTAGTCATTTAAAGTTACACTCCAACATAATTTGGGTAAGACAAGCTAATAAGTTTATCTCTTGGTCTACAACAAATGCTGCCTTGTATTGATACTCAGCAATTATTAAAACTGCTGCAGCAACACTAGGACTATCTACTGTTGTAGGTAAACTATCATACAGTTTACGCATGATAGATATAGGATCGTTATCTATATTTTGTTGAACCCACTTCTTAACATCATTAAATTTCTTGTTCTTTAATGATGCTACAAGTGGATCTATCTTAGCATCACCAAGGGTTGCCAAGATACCAGTATCTATCTTTCCTGTAGATGCGTATCTCTGTAATTCGTTGAGTGTTCTTCTAAAGTCTGGGAAGTATTTCTGGACGACTTGAGCGACCACAGAATCAGTGTATTGTATATCTTCTGCAACAAGAATCCCACGACACCGTTCAAAGAATTTACTAGCGAGTTCTTGTTTTGTTTTTCCACGAACATTAAAATCAATAACAGTTGTTCTAGAGTGTAGAGGTTCAATTATTTTATTCTTAAAATTACACGTGAAGATGAACCGACAGTTTTTCTGGAACTCCTCGATTGAGGCACGTAAGAGTAATTGTACGTCGGGTGTCGTATTGTCCGCTTCATCAATAATGAGAATTTTATGACGAGATTCAGATGTAAGAGAAACAGTAGCAGCAAAGGTCTTTGCCTGATTGCGTACAGTGTCCAAGAATCTACCCTCATCAGACCCATTAATAACATAGAAGTCTGCTCCTAATTCATTGCATAATGCTTTTGCAATAGTTGTTTTACCGACTCCTGCTGTTCCTGACAACAAGAGATTTGGTATCTCTCCTTGCTTTACGAAACTAGTAAAAGTCTCTTTCACATTTGATGGAAGAATACAGTGCTCAATCTTTTTTGGTCTGTATTTCTCCACCCATAAAAAATCATTCATACCCAATTTGGTTTGCGAGATGGGTCACGTAAGTAATTAGTGGCGACCCAAGGTTTAAATGCAACATATCTTTTGTATGCAGTAAAGATGTCAATGCTAGTATCATACTTGAATTGATCAGGACCTGCAAATACAAATGATGTTGGTGGTGGGCAATCTGGGAAAATAATATCCGCACACTCTATGGTGTATTGACAACTATGTGTCTTGTTATATCTGTGTGTATATTCTGCACACAATGCAAGACCATGTTCTATCAACCAACGAAAGTTATTCTGTGCCCAGATAGTACAAGGGTGATTACGAAATGCACCCTTATCTGTTTTGTATGGTGCTCCATCTACTTTAGGTAGAACACCGAATCCATGACCCCATTTCTCTGATGCAACAATAGAAAGCATTTGACATGTCTCTAATGGCATCTTTACTATGTGTTTGTCTGGTAAGACTTGTGCTGATTTAATGGGGTCTGGGTCAGTCACAAAGATGTTCATGTGTTTGGTTCTAGTGCTATAAAATATTTTATCCCATTACCTTGGAAGAGTGCAACGTTAGTTTTACTTATTGACACATCATATGCACCAGGTAATAGTTTTAAATTCTCAACTCTAAAACAATAGCAGAACTCAGCATCTGTAGATCCTACTTCAACTGAATAACTGTTTGATGTATCATTCTTCTTATCACATACAGTCAAGTTCATTACTTCACTGTCACCATAAAGACATAAGTCTGGTAGTTGATATACTGAAGCAGCACGTTGAAGTTGCTGAAGAACACTAGCATTAAGATGGAAACTAACATCCTGACTAGGAAGAGTAATTTCCTTCTCTGGAGGTTGTGTAATAATATCAGGATCGGCATAGAAGAATCTAGTTTTAGATAGTCCTGCAGCATCACTAACAGTTACATAATTCTCTTTTGATGTATCAATAGATGGTTTCTCAAATAAAGATAACCCACCTAAAAATGTTGAGAGATCATAGATAGACATCTGTGAATCAAACTGTTCCTCAACATCAGCATAGGCAAGAATATTTTTATTGATACTTAATGTACTTAACCTATTGCCAGGTTTAATAACAAGAGACTTGTTGATAGAACAAAAGTTCTTTAGAATTTCAATAGTGGGTTTGGTAATCATAATCATTTGTCGTAATCTACAGTAAAGGCAGAAGGAGTTCCTGCATTAGTTTGATTTGCTTTTTCGCGTTTGTCGTTGAAGTGTAGGAGGAGTAGACCATAGTGAACAATCTTTAGAATGTCCTTTCTTGCTGTCCCTTTCCTATCATAACGTGATGCATACTTTAGAACATTACTTCTACAGAATGCTTCAGCATCACCAACAGAGTCAATGAGGTCAAGAGTCTGTACGTTTCCTACAGAATAATGACCTCGGTATGTATTAGCAATGTATTCGGAAATCTCTTTTAGATATCCATCCTCATTGTATTTCCTCATAATGAAGGGTTATTATTCCCCTTCATTATACTCTGTTTCTTCCCCTGCGTCAACTTTGGTGTAAAGATCAAGGAATGATTGCTTAGTGTCATCATCGAAACGGTTAACACAATGAGTGATAGCAGTCAATCTGTTGTTGAAGATGTTGAATGCTTGAACAATGTGAACAAGTCTACGTGTTGTAATCACTTCATCAACACCACCATCAAAGAATGTCTTACGGATGATACTTGCCCACTTGACTAGGTTCTCTGCGAACTCTTTATCACATCCTTGATTTGCTAGAATCTTATTCTCAATAGAGGCAGATGGATACTCTTGCTCAAAAGTGATAGGGAATCTCTCAAGGAATGCTTCGTTAAGAACATTAGTTCCTATGAATCTACCATCGTCAGAACCTTTTCCTTTTGTATTAGCGGTGGCTATAATCGTGAAACCTGCAGCAGGTTTTACAAATCTTCCAATTTTCTTAAGGAATACACCCTTACCTTCAAGGATAGATTGTAAACATAGAATCTTATTAGATGCTAGGTCGATCTCATCTAGGAGAAGTACTGCACCTCTTTCGAGTGCTTCAATAACAGGACCGTTATGCCATACAGTTGACCCATCGTTAAGACGGAAACCACCGATAAGATCATCTTCATCTGTCTCGATAGTAATGTTGACTCTGATCAACTCACGTCCTAGAGCAGCACATGCTTGCTCAACAGAGAAAGTCTTTCCGTTACCAGATAGACCAGTGATGAACGCAGGATAGAACATCTTAGACTGTATAATCTTCTTGAGACTATTGTAGTTACCGAAAGGAACATAGGTGTTGTCCTTATCAGGAATGTAAGATGTCTCAACAGCAGGTTGTGCAGAAGGTGCAACATATGCCTTATGGATTTCTTGTGCAGTAAGATTCCAACGACCACGACCTAGTTTCTGGAACTGTGGAAGTTTGTTCATTCTCTTGGTGACACTTTGAATCTGAACATTGTATTTTGTAGCGAATGCTTTTACTTGTTCTGTGTCTATGTCTCCTGCTTGAAAGAAGTTAAGGAGATCGTCTTTAGTAAAGATTGGTTGGAAAGTCATGATGTAATCGGAATCATTTATTTATACATTTATTATAATAGTAAACGATACCATTTGCAAGCCACGTGGTACACTAATTAAACTGTCCACTCTCTTTTAAGCTGTCTGATATCACTTACTCCATACATCGCTTTACAACGTTGTTCAGCATCTTCTCTTAAATTTGATTCGGTTGTAAATTCTACTTTAGTTAATCTATTAGATTGTAATAGAATATAGGCAGACCATTTGGTAGTTTTCATAAAAGTGTGATTGCTTGAACTGTTTTGTTAGGATCTCCGAACACTAAATATTACAGGAGGTAAAGACAATGTTACAAATTAATTGGAAGATACCAGATGTTCCAGAATACGATCCAGAAATTCATAATCCAGAGAAGGTCTTTGCCCTGCTGTGTTATCGTGGAGTTCACTATGCAAAATGGGTTTACATAGATGTAATCTTCAATAAGAACTGGAATCTATTTAATCCTAGGAAGGTCAAATAGTACATTATCTATGTAATTATTTGCCCAAGTTTCATCAAATAAATTTACAAGAATGGCACGTGTTTTGTCATTCTTTTTTTGTTGTTTACAATAATGAATCTGGTCATCATATCTTAGCATAGTCATGATCCAGTTGTCATCTTTTTCAGCAGAATCTACTAGATCACAATATGTTTTTAAGTAGTTTACTACAAGAACATAGAAGTTTGATATGTCTTTGTCATTACTTAAACGCATAAACTTAGCATAAGGAGAAAATACATCATCACCCCATGCAGGTATATGTCTTTTCTCACTAAAGTCAAAAGCATTACTAATATCTCTAATCTTATCCCACTCTTCAAATCCTTTTACTGGTGATACGTCAACAATAGCAGCACTAACAATCTTATCATTAGCAACTATATCACATCCAAAGATAGGTAAATTATAATTAGGGTCTGGAAAAAATACACAGTGTAATATCTTTAATCCTTTTAGTTCTGCTAGTTCTAAATGTATCTTCCTAAGTTTAGGTGTCTTGTACATTGTATTTCTAATGACAAGATCTTTCCTTTTAACTTCTGGCATAGGACACTCTAATGGTTCTACACCTTCAAAGTCCTGCATACAGTATGCTAATAGAACTGCTATGTCCTGATTAATATTATGCATAACTGAAAAAGAACTCCTTGATTAGTTTATCTGATTCTTCTTTACCAAAAGCACTACCTAGATATCCTGAGATAGGGTCAAGTCTTATCATATACTTATCAAAATCATTATAGCAACTAGTATCTTCTCCTGTGGGTTGTGCTTCATCTAACATCTTTTTATATACCGATAGATATTTTTTAAAGTCAGGAAGATAATCATCTACCTCAGACATAGTGCAATACCTAACAAATATATTTTCAGAAAAATGATTACCAGGTTCAAAGAATCTATATGTTCCTTCTGCTTTTGGTAACTCAGGTACAGACATTAGATATTTTTCTACAGGATGTTGGAAGTCAAATACTATGATGACTTTCTTTTCAAAGAACCCCATGAGATCCATACCAAAACAGGGAAGGTTATGTCCTGTCTTAGGATAGATTACATTGTTATGAATGTTTAGTTTGTCATCCCATATATCAACATGCCTAGACTTAATAAAATGTTTACCAGAATACAAGTCAGCAGTGAGGTTTACTCCCCTGTCATTGATCCAGTGAACATGTTGTTTTTCAAATGTCAAATCAGGAAACGTTTCAAAAACCGCTTCCTGATAATTTTTCCAGAGACTCATGCTATTTGATTGATGAATGCGTTGAGGATTGTTTTGTTAGTCATCTTAGAACCCATGTGCTTTTTGAATGCACGTTGTAGTTCTGCCTTAGTAGCAACCTCACTCTTTTGCTTGACTTCGATATCCTGAGTTCCTTCTCCGTTACCTCTGTCAGGCATGAAGAATGCTTCAGTAAATCCACAGTCATTCTTGATAGATGCCCATCTTTCTTTTCTCCATTGCTTATCTAGTTTCTCATAGTCTGCCATAGCGTACTGTCTGAACATACGATTTGCATCACCTTTGTTGCATAGACGAATACCTACCCAGTTGTAATCAGTAATTTCTCTAAGGAAACCTACGATACCTGATGTAGTAGCACTTGAGCAAGTATCTATTTTCTTAGTGTAACCAGTTGTTCTATCACGTAAGAAGTAAACTTTACCATAAGTAGTTGCTAGACTCTTTGCATACCACTGACCTTCGTTGTGCTCATAAGTTGACTTAGCAGTGAAGTTCATTGGTTGTGCTTCGCCATCAGTTAGACAGATAACATTTACTTTAGATACTTTCTCTTCTCTCTTTAGTCTGTCAACAATTTGACGTGAAGCATATAGTGCTTCTGCTAATGGAGTTCCACCTAAACTATACTCTTGACAATATCCTAACTGTGAGTTATGGAAACTGTGGCACTGTAGGAAAAGATACTTCATTGACTCTTCAAGATCTCTAGTGCGTTGTCTAGAAGATAAGAACTCTAGTAAATCTACATCATCACCAATCGCTAACTGATTTTCTTTTGGTGACATGCATGGATGAGTATGATCATTACCATGATAGTAGTAACCTCTACCACCTTTGAAACCACTAGCAAATCCGTATACTCTGAATGGAATGTTTACTTTTTTGCAGAACCAAACTAAATTGTATACTTGCTTAAGTGTATCAAGGATAGTCCAAGACATAGAACCAGACCAGTCAAGATACATTACAAGACCGTGATTCTTACCATCTGGAACAACAGTGATTTTCTTAAAGATATCATCTGTTAACTTGTACTTGTGAAGTGCATTTGTATTGATAACACCTGTCTTAGAAGTTGCCTGTCTCTTGTAGTTCTCTGCAGACTTCTTCATTTCAAACTGTTTTACAAGATAGTTTACAGTTTTAGATGCTGACTTTTTGAAATCAAGATACTTTTTGATTCCATAGTTAAGTTGCTCCATATACCAGTCTTGTGTCTCACGTGAAGACATTGCTCTACCGTTGAAGTGATAGTATAGTGTCTCTGTAATTTGCTTAGAAGGTATGATGAATTTGTCTAAGTCGATTTTTGGTAAGTCTAAGTAAACCCACTCTTTAGCATCCTCATCAATTAATGAATCTAATGCTTCTATAAATGCTGCATCTGTTTTTGCTTCTGTCTCAACAGTACCTGTATCTCCACCCATAGTAGAAGGTAGTGGTGCATCTTGCTCATCTTCATCTCCCTCATCTTCTGGATTAGAGTCTGACTGAGCAGGTTTCTTAGAGTCAATTCTTTGCTCTTCACCTTGATTGTCTGATTGAGATGGAGTCATTTCAAAGTCATCTAAATCAAAGTCCATGTCATTTCCTTCGTTAGGTAATGATGCAAGTTTCTCTAGATCTTTCTCTTCCATCAAACCATATAGTTCGATTGCTAGTTCTACAACTTCATCAAAAGTTTTTGTTGCACCTGCACGTTCTACATATACTCTCTCTTCATCAGTGAACTCCATGTCATAGCAACCTTTGTAGAATAGATTGATACGATCAATAAAAGCAATCTCATTTACATCTTCATTAGCAACACCAAAGAAGTCATCTTTCCATAACTCTGCATATCCATTGAAGAAAGTTTTCTTAAGACCTGGATATGCTGCTCTCATCAACTTCTCGATTCTTACATCCTCTAGAACATTAAGGAATGACTTGTTAACATTCTCTGGTCTTTCGTTAGGTGTGTATAGTGCATGTCCTACCTCATGACCTACTAGAAGATCGTATACTGTGTTAGAAGCATTCTTCCAGATAGGAAGACATAGTAGACGCTTCTCTGTATCGAAGTATGCTGTGCTTACCTTACGATGCTCTACTGTAAGGTTTTCTGTTGCTAGTAGTCTAGCGAGTGTTCCTTTGACTTCTTGATTGATGTTCATTGCTGTTCCTTAGATGTCTTTATTATAGCGGAACTGTCAACAGGTGCGACCACTTGTGTGCCACTTTTCTGATTGGCATTCCAATGTCGTACTACCCCTGATATAATAAAACAATTAGTAATGAGATACCAAGCACAGATAACAGATCGAACAATGACCACAGCATTATCATATTCCTTCGTTGTTTCATCATTAAAAGATCCTAATGAGTACTTCCATATTTTCCAAACTTTATGCATCATCTACCATTTTACTGAAATCATTTATCTTTTCAAAGGATAAAGTTCGTTTGAATTTATCCATAAGAATTTCACCTTTATGTGATATCACAAATAAATTTGTGTCAGCACCTAGTTTTAAAAGTATACTGATTAGATCATTTGTTGCAGCAGCATCAAGAGAACTATCAAATACTTCATCAAGAATCAACAGATTAGTTGCTGCTGAGTTCTTCATACGTGCTACCTCTCTCCAAGTAAAGAGAAGTGCTAAGTCAATCTTTTGTTTCTCACCTTCTGAGAATGATGAGTAACTAAACTCATCTCTAAACCTACTCTTAATAACTTCATTAAACTCTTCATCAAGAGTAAAGTTAAAGTAGGTATCCATATTGTGCAGATATTTATTAATCAATGTATTGAATACAGGCACATACTTTCTAATAATTTTTGCTTTGATACCAGAGTCTCTTAGTAAATTAGCAACGACTTTGAACTCATCTAGTTCTTCTGATACCTTACCACACTTGTCTCTGACATCTTCTAGATCTGATTCAAGAGACTTTAGTATATGATTCTCTTTATCAATGTTAGGAGTATCATGTGCTAACTTATCTAATTCTTTTTCAATAGTAAGTACATCTTTTTCTAAACGAATAATGTCTCTATCATAAGATGATACCTGACTACGAAGTTGATATACCTCTTCAGATATAGTTTCTAGTTCCTGTATAGTTTCTACAAGAGTAGAAATCTGTTCTTTAAATTCGTTTGTTTTCTTTGTAAGAGATACACCATCCTTTGTTAGAATATCTACCTTATCCTTTTTAAAATCTGGATTGATAACCTGAGTACATGTAGGACATGTATCATTGTTCTTAAAGAATTTTGTTTCTTTAGTAACTCTCCTTAGTTCTGATTTGATATCAGATTCTGTAGACCTTAACTCTTGTAGTGATTTCTTATGACTATCAAAGTCTTTTAATACGTCCTTTGATGTTTCTAATTGTTTTTCAATCTCCTCTTTGTCCTTGCATATATCTAAGATCTGGAGGTTCTTTGTATTTAATTTTTTTAGTTGAGTTTCTTTTAATTCATCATTGACTTCTTTCAATGAGTCGATTAACTTTTCTTGTGATGTTACTTTCTCTTCTGCCAACATTACCATATGTGTGCAGTCTTTATCTTTTATATTAGCAGCACGAACTCTATCCTTAAGGAGTTGATTCATTTGTGAGAAGATCTGGATGTCGAGTAGATCTTCGATAACTTCTCTCCTGTGAGGTGCTTTGAGTTGCATGAAGGGGACAAATGTGGATGAACCCAAGATGACGACTTGTGTAAAGGACTTGAAGTTGAGTTTGAGAATGCTTTGTTCGAGGTATTTCTGCATGTCTTTAGTTGCAGCATCCTGATCAAGTGACTTATTGTTCCTATAAACCTCGAACGTAGTAGGTTTAATTCCTCTGAATACACGGTACTCATCCCTCCCTATAGTAAATGTCAGTTCGACTTTAGTTCCTTTTTCGTTGATACTATTTACCAGTTGACCTTTAGAAATTTTCCTAAACGGTTTGTTAAACAAAGCAAATGTCAATGCATCTAACATAGTAGATTTACCTGCACCATTTGCACCTACGATTAATGTAGATGAAGTTGTATTGAGGTTCATCTCAATCCACTGATCACCTGTGGAAAGAAAGTTCTTCCACTTCAAAGTTTCAAATGTAATCATTTTTTAGGGGGAACTATAAAATCATCTGGGGTGACAATAGTATAATTATAACCAAAATTGTCACAGTTTAGGGCAACTATATCTGGATCAACTTCCATGACTGTTAAGTCTGTAACGTCATCTGCTTCAAGAAGATAGAGATACCTTTCAGCATCTTCTCTTTCTTCAAAACAATGTACAGTCTTTTTGTTCTTGTCATTCATAACAGACCATACACCACCTTTTTTTCCAGTTGTCAATACGAACACTATAGTTCTGCTGCCTCCATGTAAAGTGATCTCATAACTGATTTGACATTATCTTTATTTACTTTGATATCTATTTCATCTATGTAGTTATCAAGTAAAGTTAAAGTGTCTTCGGTTTCTATGGTAGAATCACCTTCCTCAAGATTGACACTAAGGTCTTCTACAATTTTAAGATCTGCAAGACCTATATCTTGAAGTTTTCGCACATTGTAATCGAATCTAGCATAGTCACCTTTGTCTTCTACTATGAGTTTGACGAATGTTCCTTCCAGACTTTTCTCATCCAATGGCTCCAATTTATTATTATAATACAACTTATGAAAAGTGTCAAAGGGATTTCTGTAAAAAGTAGTTCGTAAAGTTTCTGTGTCGAAGACATGGAATCCTCTTCTTGCTCCATAATCACTCCAGTATAATTGGTAAGGGTTGCCAAGATAATAACAATTATCCATATTAGATTTAGTATGATAGTGTCCAGAAAATACCTTTTTAAATTTCTGGAATATATACATGTCAGTTCCTGTCTGCATTACATGACCAGGATGTGCTTCAAAACCATTGAGTTCTAGATGACCCATACACACAGGTGCTTCACTCTCAGTAATTACTCTAAGAGTTTTATCATAGTTCTCTTCACATATCCAAGGTAGCATAAGGATATCTAACCCATCATAGTTAAGAGTAGTTGGTTTATCTACTGTATCAAAGTTTTCGTACTCTCCTAATAGTTCTGTTGGAGCATTTATCCTAAGTGTATTCTTATAATATATGTCATGGTTACCTACTAGACTAGTCATATGACATCCTAGTTCTGTAATAGGATCAAACCACATTGACTTTGCTTCATCAAGAGACATATAGTTTATTGATCTACGTTTATCAAACGTGTCACCTAGATTAATAATCTCTTTGATACCTAGTTTTTCTATAAATGGTATGACTATTTGACCATAGAATTTTTTATAATGTTCTATAAAGTACACGTTGTCATTACGAACACCAAAGTGTTGATCAGTTATTAATAGTATCTTCATCGTTTAGTATTCATCTCCACGCGAGACTTAATTTGATTATAGTCTGCACTTGCTTCTCCGTCAACTGAGAATACATGTTCGTAACCAGACTTCTCTAATATCTTTTCCTTTATATCCATCTGTCTTTTCTCTTTGGCAATTCTACGAAGGAAGGCATAGTAAACTATCTGTGTAAAATAGGCAAAAGGATTTCTAGATTTTTCTGGATCAAAGTTATCAATGTATTGGATACAGTTCTCTATCCCATCACATACCATGTCATCTTTATACATGTAGTTGATGAAGTTCGGTCTGTACGATAGGTGGGTAGCTATCTTTAAAAAACACCCTCCTATATAATTGTTCACGCGGGGTTTGGCTTTGCCAGATTCTTCCGCTTCCTTGACTTTTCTTTTATATTTGATAATCTGGTTTAAAAACTCAGCGTTATCAACGTAGTGCTGCTTCTTTTTGGGATTCGCCTTCCTCATATTTGTCCTCCGACAATAGATTTATTATAGCAGGGCTTGACAAAGGTGTCAAATACCACTACAATAACCATGTAAGGGTTCAAGGGGATTCTGTAGAGTCTTTAAAGATCTTTTCAAACTTCTTTCTTGCCTCATCAATCCTACCTACGTAACCAGAAGTTTTACTGAGGTCTGTTTTCATTTGTGGTCTAGGTTTCCCAAAACCGTCGGCACCGTGGATGTATGCTTCATACATGAAAATAACTTCTTTATTCATAGATGAAACAGTAATAATATCTTTCTCTCTTATAATATAAAAATCTTCATCAGATAACTGTTGCCATTTGGAAAACCCAATAGCACGTGCTAGTTTCTTTTCATTTATTTCTTTGTCTATGAATTGTATACAAACTGGTTCTTGAATAAAAACTAGAGACTCTCCTTGATCTTCTGTTAAAACTGCTCGACCAAGTACTTCCTCTCCACTCACGAGTTTGAAAACTCCGTAGAACTCCTCTTCATGTTTTGCGTAATTGATTGCCATGTTAGATAGTAATTTCTACAACTTCATAATTAAAGTTCTCTTCATTATATATTTTGATCCTTTCATACAGATGTCGGAGAGTATAGTTCTTTCCTGTATCCGTAGAAATGTCATCAGCTATATCATAAAGAGTTGCTTTCGATTTATTCTCTCCCTTCCTCAATACACGACCTATCGACTGAAGGTTACGTATTCTTGATTTAGAAGGTGATGCAAAAATAACATTGTGTAGGTTTTTGATATTGATACCAGTAGAGAATGTTCCTAACGATGCAACGATAATAGAATTGCTAGACCTTTCAGTCAACCATCTAATCTCTTCTCTATCTTCTGTCTCAACACCACCATGAACTAAGTATACAGACTTATCTGTATAGCTATTTATCAATTCATGTAAAGGTAGACCATGTTTTTCTACGTAGTTAAAGAGCACTAGTGTATTACCTTCTAGGTCACACGCTAGATTTCGGATAAATTTATTACGGTTTTCATGTTCGGTCAGGTACTCTATCTCATCTTGATATCCTTCAAATAGTTTCTCTTCATGTTTCAACAATAAAATTTTTATTTTTAACTGAGCAAGATGTCCTTTCTTCATCAGTGTTTCAGTTTTAGTTACTTTAGAACATTTACCAAAGACACCTTCTAATACTAATTGATTTACGTTAGTTCCATCCAGTGTCCCAGTAAAACCATACCTATACTTACAGTCATGTAACTTAGACATTAATCTTGTTAGAGATTTAGCCTTGAATAAATGTGCTTCATCGCCTATAATAACATCAAAGCGTTCAAACCATTTACGTGGTTCCTTGTATATGGATTGCCAAGTAGTAATTACAACTGGTTTATCTGTATATTTTTCTTCTCCACCGTATATCTTATGACAGTATGCTGATGCTTTCCATCCATACTCCTCAAAGTCTTTATACATTTGTTCTACAAGAGAAGTAGTAGGAACTACAATAAGAACTGGACGATCAACATTTACATGAAACCTAACCAATGAATAGATCATCAAGGATTTCCCACTGGCAGTTGGCGACAATAGGACTCGTCTGTTGTATCTCAGGCATTCGTATATTGCTTTCAGTTGGTAATCGCGTACTTTTACAGGAAGAGAAAGTGCCCGAACGAAGCCAGCTACAGCCTCAGGAGTTATTAGATCGTTCTCTTCCAAAGGGAGACCAAAATGTTCGTGCTTTTCAGTATGATATGAATACTTCTTTTTCTGACACCAATCTATTAGATATGAATATAGACCGCAGTATATCTCCCCAGTAGCAGGAGAATATAATCTTACTTTCCCATCCCAACCTTTATACCTTCGGTTCTTCTGCATATACTTTGCATTGTCAACCTCAAAGGTAAAAAAATCTGCTAGTTCTTGATGGGTAGATGGTTCAGCGTCAACTTTTAAATATACTTCATTCTTCTTTCGGATTGTAAGATCCATAGATCACATGCCACTTTGAAACCTCTCCCACTCGATAGCATTTTTAATTTGAAAGTTACGACTTCCAATTTGCTTCAAGACACCATCTAAAAAGAAGAGCACTTGATCTATATAGTCTATTTTTAATTGTAATTTTTGTATGTCATCGTCAGACTCGATGAACATATTGACTTCCTCCTTAGTCATAAGTTTAAAGTCAAAAGGAAGTTCTTTATATTTTTGTGCAGGTGCTTTACCTTTATAGTATATCCATTTCTCCCTTACCATCTTTCTATATTCACTCTGCCTTTCTTTCTTCATCAAGGCATATGTGTTATATATTTCCATGTACCGTAAATGAAGTTGGGGAATCCTAGTAGACTCCTCACCATATTTCTCAGGATCAATAACAGAATCAGATTTCCACTGTTCCTGTAATGCCTCTAGATTCATAATTAAATGCCTTGGTCACGTTGGTCAATACTTCCAAAAAATTCCTTTAAAGAAGACTGTAGTTGTCCTTTATTTTCTTTACGGTGATCCCTCTTGATCCCCTTCATCCTGTCGTAGTCCTGATGCATCGCTCCCAGTAACCATGCCTGTGCTAGTTGCTTCGGACCCTCTTTCAACAACTGGATTTGTAATTTGGATAGACCAGCCTTCATCTCCAAATACTCCTGTCTCCACGATGTTGTGTCTTGTTTGTTGGTCATTTTCTTCCCATTGGGATTGGATTTTTTCAATGTCTGCATCGACATCCTTCATAGTATTATATATCTTAGCATTAATCCATTGCGTTTGCAAGTATTTGATAATACCTAATAGGAGATGCTGCGTAAAAGGATTCTTAAATTTTCTTCTTACCCACCTTTCTGCCTTCTGATACCAAGTAATTTTACCTGATCCGATAAGCAATGTTTTTTCAAACTTTATTTTGGGCATCAACGTCTGTCGGTGGTGTTGACATTTCTTATTTCATATAATATGTATCTAAATGTTGCAGTAGCAGTTAGGTAGTTATTGTCACCAGATGTGACATCAAATGGTAGAGAACTTAATGATGTAGGAAATAGTGACTTAAATACTATATCAAAATTAGCAAGGTTGTTATTGTTCAATACCTGTAGAGTAGCATCTGAGAATCTACCATCTTCTGTAGGATGATCTTCCCATTGTACTTGCCATTGATTTCTTTCTCCACGACTTTGAGGTGTTCCTAATGCTCTCATCCAGTTATGGAGTTCCATATAATTTCTTAAATCTTCGTCAACTATAAACTCAATACTTAAATCTTGATACTGTATATTACCTTCTACAGGAATAGGAACGAAACCTGCTGTAGGAATATTGACATCACCTAATACCATTGTAGGTAGGTTTGCTTTCTGACATAGGAAAGAAGTCTTCCTTGCCTTATCTAATAGAAATACAAATCCTATTGGAGACAAAAAGTTCTTGTTCGTAAGCTGTTCTTTATACCAGTTTGCCATTAAACTTTTTAATTATTTATGAACAATAAAAAAGAGACCCGAAGGTCTCTTTGGAAATATGTAATTTGAATTACATGATGTTTGCAACTTGTACTCTTCTGTAGTACTTGTTTGTGTTCGCTGTAAGAGCACCACTACCTTGTGTAAGACCTTGTGCGAATGGGTTAGAAACCATACCGTATCTTGTCTTAAAGCCAATCTTGGGCTGGAAGGTATTTGGGTTGATTGCTCTGACTTGCTGTAATGGAACGTATGGGCAGTAGAATAATCCTGCGTCATAAGGTGAAGTACCTTTGTATCCAGAAACATAGAAGTGCTTATCAGCAACGTTAGCAGAGTAAGGATCAACGTAGACCTTAATGCGTCCGTTAAGTGTTCCAACTAGAGTAGATGAAGTATCGTCTACACCTGTTAATGCGTTGTTACCACTTAGAGCAGGAGTGTAATCTAGAACACCTGCCATTCCAAGAGCAGAAGCCACATCTGCAGAACAGATTAGGATGTTGCCCTTCCCGCGACGAGTTTGCTGACCGATAGCGTTAGCATCTCTTTCGATCTGGAATAGAAGTCCTTTGAACTTCTCAACTGACCATCTTCCATTTGAGTCAACGTCAAGGTCGAAGATACCTGCGTTAGCAGTATTGTTTTGAGCACCTGCAACAGCGTTAGTGTAGATAGTTCTAACAACTTCTCTGTTGATTTCAGCAAGGATCTCTGTTGAGAGAATGTTGCTTAACTCTTGCTCGGCATCTAGACCATGAATTGCTTTCAAGTCTTGAGCAAGCTCAATACTGTACTCAGCTTTCAAAGCACGAGATTTCGCTGTAACAGTTACTTTCTCGATTGAGAAACCCATCTCTCTGAATGCTGTAGATGCACTTGAGTCATCTAATGCTTCAGCAGTAGTTGTGTTCATGCCTGTTGCATCGCCTGTTACCTCGTAGGTACCTGGTGATGAGTCATTAAGAACACCTGGATTTGCTCCTTCAGCGTCGTTAACTGCAGAACCTGATGCTGTTGGGTCATAGTTTGATAGACCTGTTCCACCTGCACCAGAGAAACCTGCGTTAGGCTCATTGAAGAATGCTTCTCTGAAGTCTGAGGAAGCAGGACTTCTCTCATCTCCATAAGCAGTTCTCATTGCAAAGATAAGTCCTGTAGGACCTGTCATTGGTTGAACACCTGCGATATCGTAAGCGATCAACATAGGCATTGATCTTCTGATCAATGAAATTAATACTGGGTCGAAACCTGCGACTGGACCTGTTGCAGTTGCACCTGCACCGAATCCACCTGTTCCAACTGTCTGAAGAGTTTCGTTAAGAACGTTACCCTCTTCTTTTAATGCTATTTCTTGGTTCTCAAGAAGTTGTGCGACTACGCCTTTCTTGTAAGTATCCTCGATGCCTGGAAGAGCTTCGTGATTTAGAACGGGTGCCCACTTTTCTTGGAGTGATTGTAGTGACATTATGTCTCCTTGTTAAGTAGTTTATTAATTATTTGGACCAACGAGCGATTGCATCTACGTATTTCGACATAGTTCCGCTTGCTGTACTTTCAACTAAGGGTTCTGAACTTTCTTCGGTGGGTTCAGTCTTTGCTTCTGCAACAACTTCAGCCTTCCTAGTGAAATATGATTCCTTAATTGTTTCGACTCTCTTGCGATAGTCTTCTTCATTCTCAAACTCAACACCCTCTGCAAGAGAAACTAGTTTCTCCTTTTGTGTCTCTGCGAGACCTGCAGCACATTCGTTCACGATTTCCATTTTAACAAATTCGCCAATTCTCTTGTTCAAAGATACGTTAGCGTCGATTTGCTCATTGAGTTTTTTCTCCATTTCATCAAGTTCCCCTGACATTCCGTCTAGGAGATTGTATTTTTCTTCGGGAACATTAAAGTTATGCTCTACGAAGAGACCTTTTAGACCGTTAAAGAATGACTCTGCCATCTCAGTCTTTATACCGTGCTCAACAGCGAGTGAATTTTCCTTGATCCACTGTTCAGCAGCATAAGATAGATAGTCATCGACTTTTTCAGCCAATTCTGTTTTGATCTTCTCGACTTCCTCAGTCAGAGTAGATTCAAATGCTTCAGTTAACGCTTTAGTTTCCTCATTTACTCTTGAGGTAACTGCGGCTTCAAAGATGGTTACTGCTTTGTCTCTGAACTCTTCTGATAGTTCTTCACCTCCGACAAGAGCGTCAACATCCGCAGTAAAGTCGTACTTGGCTTCATCTGCTGTCTCTGTTTCTTGTTCTTGGATTGTTTCTTCATCTTTGTTCTCCACGTCATCGAAGATCTTACCACTAAGACCTGCACTTACGTTAGATGTTCCTGCAGCTGATGGTTTAGTCTTGATAGACTTATCACCTTCTACTCCTACAGGGGCTGCAGCTTTGCTTCCTAGATTTTCAGTTCCCTTAGCACCTTCTGATGATTTACTATCAGAACCACCGATATCAGTGTACTTACCTTGAGAAGTATCAATCTTTTCTCCAGAAGTCGCACCTTTAGTGATAGCTGCTGTTCCAGTTGCTGCGTCTTCTTTCACTTGCTCCATGTTATCTAACTCTTTATTAGAGGTCTCAGACATTGTTTAACTCCGATTACATTAGCGTTATATACAGTTTTATTTATAAATCACAGACTCTTAAGAAACTTCTCGAATGCGGAAAGCTTCTTTTCCTGTAGATTTATAAGGGTTGCATGATCAATTTCGTTCTTAATTTCCGCTATTCTTGCTTCTTTAATAACTCCATTGTCCCATACCCATTCTTTTCCTTCCATGATACCATTCACAAATGCGTCTGGTGCTGAAGGATCTGCTACTATATCAGCAGCAGTTGCAAGCATAAAGTCATCTTGGACTATGTTGCAATTAGATTCTTTCTTCAGAGAACCCATTCCTCTTGAAGAAACTCCTAACTTTACACCTTCACTTAGTAGTGATGATGCAATGTTACCCATAGGTGTGTCAAGTATCTTTGCTCTACCGACGAAATTATTTCCATCTTCTTTCAAAGATTCTATCTTATGGGATACCCTATCTAGGTTGATTGAAGGACCATCTGGATGTCCAAGTTCTCCAAGTGCACGACCTTTACTGATCTGTGACTCTTCGTACTTAGCGACTTCTCTCTGAAGTGTTTTGAAAGGATACATCCTTCCATTCTTATTAGTGATCTCTGATTGTAAAAAAATACCTTCTATGAAGTGTGACTTCTTTCCGTTCTTTTCCTCAGTTAGGAAATCAACTTGAGTGATCTCTTCAGCTATCAGTCTCATTTTTTGGTTCCTCTATTGGTTCTTCTACAGATGCAGGTGTAGCATCAACAGGTGGTTCATGTGGTAGTCTGTCAGGTAAGACAGGTTCAACCTTAGTTTCACCAGATCCGTCATCTACTAACTTATCTTCTAGTTCATCAGCTGCAGATTGTGCAGTTTGATCTAGTTCAAAACCCATTTTTTGTGCAAACTCTTTTTTCTGAGCTTGTATTGCATCATAAGCTGTAGCAGCCATTGCATCGTTAAATGCATCTACCGCTTTTGCTTTTTCATCGCCAAATATATGATCGACGATTCCTTGTGCTATTTCGCTTGGCATAATAATAGTTACCTACATTATATATTTAGTATTTAGAACTCTCCCCGCTTTTGATCCGCAGGATCAATTACGGACTTTGGGTCTTGGGGTGCTCCTCCTTCTGCAGGTGCTCCTCCTTCTTCGCCTGGCATCATGCCCATCTCTGCTGCCATCTGGTCTTCTGGAGACAGGATTAAACCTGCTTCCGTTTCAGCTTCAATCTGTTTGTCGATCTCTTTTATCTCGACATCAGTTTGTTTCAATATTTGACGACGAATGTGTTCAATCGAGAAGTACTTACCAACGTAAGGATCCATTTGATTAACTTCATTCATTCTTTCATTGCGGATTTCAATCTCTTTGAGTTCTGTAAAGTAATTGTCAGCAATGTAGTCAAACTGAATGTGCTCTTTCATCACTTCCCATTCTTCAATAGAGATGATTCCCTTAAGAATGAGTTGTGTTTTAAGAAGGTCTGTGAATAGTTCACCGAAACGTTTACGTAGACGTGCGACAAACTTTTGGAATTTAACTTCGTCACGTGTGATTTCAGCAGCACGTCCTATGTTAAATGTAGTCTCAGTCTCTAACCTTGAGTTTGGAACGTTGAGCGATTTGTAAAGTTTCTTTTGGAAGTACTTGACATCCTCAAGTTCTCCAAGATTTTGTCCACCTGGCAACGTAGAGATTTCAGTACCTCGTCCCCCTTCTCTTCTGGGTAACCAGAAGTCTTCGAGCATTGACATGAATTTCTTGTCATCTTTTATCTCTCCTGTGTTTGCATCGTATACAAGTTTGTTTCTATACCTACCCATAACTTCACGAAGGTATTGCTCCGCTTTGTTCTTAGGTAAGTTACCAACGTCGATATAGAATATTCTACGTTCTGGTGCTCTTGATAAACGATAGATTACAAGACTATCTTCAATCATTCGCAGTTGATTAACTGCCTTGATTGCTTTATGTAAGTGTGACAAGACCATGTTTTTATTAAGGTCTTGAATACCAGAGTGACAATATGTAATTGAATCTGGTGCAATTTTCAGTCCTTGATTAGTAGAATTTCTAAGTCCCTTTGGATTGTACAGAAAATACTCAGCACTCTTCTGAGTCAACTGAGTATTGAGGTCTGCATTTCTCAATTCGCCAGGTTTCTTCTGCTCGTATTCAGTAACCTTACGAATTTTTCTAGGGTCGATGTATCTTAATTCGACTAAACCGTTACGTGGTTTTTTAGGATCTATAACCTTATGATAGAACAATCTTCCATCGACATACCATCTACGGAAGATCTCATAGGATCTATTATCAAAATCTAATAAACGAAGAATCTCTTGGAACTCTTCTCTCATTAGTTTTTTAATTTTTTCTGATACCTTAAGATTAGATAGTTCTAATTCTACAGGTACGTCGTCAAAGTTACCACAGATAGTTTCGTTAACTACATCGTCAACTGCACTATCACATTCTGGTTGTAGAACCATCTCTCTATAACGAGTGATGAGTTCATATTCATTACGGATTTGTCCATCAAAGTCAACAGAATAGCCATAGTAACCACCACCCACTACAGGTTGTGATCCATCTAAACTATCCTTTTGAACAAAAGAAGGTCCCTTGGGAACCTTCTTTGCTCTCTCTAGTGAAAAACCGAAGAGCTGTTGTGCCATTATATTTTAATGATTGTTCCTGTTATATTTAGGAGGTTAGTCCTGGCTCGATTCTGGCATCCAGTATTGGACTTGTAACTCAACAGTGAACTCTTCAACTGCGTCATTGTTTCCAAAGTCAAGATCTATCGCTGCGATATTACTTGGGAATACGTTATAGAACTTGTAAGATTTAAGTATCTTAGGTTGATCCCCTGCTTTTAGATCTCTTGCTAACTGATGAACTTTCATATCAGCGAAGTAACCAGTACTGTCAGACTTGTCACCAAGACCTGCTGCTGAAGTAAAGTTCTCATTGTAAGCTTGAATGCTACTTGCCCACAATTCAAATGCGGTTCTAACTTTGAACCCACTGTCATTCATAACAGTAATAGTCCAAGGTTCAAATGTCCTGTCTCCCGCGATCTTAAGCACTCGTCCTCTAAATGGAACTTCAATTACACCAACCTGAGATGAAGGCAAATTAGCTGCTCTCACAGTAAACTTACCAAGATCTATGAGGTCAGCTCCTTGAAGTATATCATTAGGGAAGGCTAGATCAACTTGGAATAGATTAGGACGTGCGAAGTCTGAGGTGACCTTCGCTTTAAAATCGTCAATAGTTCCTCTTTCTGCCATTGGTGATATAAAGAATTTCCGTCAGTAGTATTTAGACAAACTAAAATTTTCGAGCATAAAAAAAGACCCCCGAAGGGGTCTTAGTTATAATCGTAGGTCTAGCTTGCGACCTCACCGAAACTAACACCAGTCCGTGTTGCAACGAATGTTAGAGTGATGTAATTGATTGTACGGGTTGGTTTCAAGTATATCTCCGCATAAAACTCACCACGGTCAACTGCCTCTGGAGTATTGTTAGAAGAATCACACTTAACAATAAAGTCTGTAACTCCTCTACGTCCTTGAACATCTCTTAGATATGGTTCGATGATGTTAACAAAGAGTGATCTTTGTGACTCATCATTCTGTTCAAAGAGTTGTGCCTTAGCAGCACCAGAGATAACTCTCTCAACAACCAAGAACAAACGACGAATGTTAATTCTGTCAAATGCACTGGCAAATCCAAGAGCAGTCTTATCACCGAATAGTACTACACCCTGTCCTGGGAATGATACTACTGGGTTAACTCTGTTAGCGTATAAGTTATCACGTTGAGTTTTAGTTGGTGTATATGCTAGTTTAATAGCATTTCTTAAAACACCACGTTGGAATCCTGCAGGTGAGAACCATGCTTCTGATGTCTCAGTTGTCTGTAAACATAGACCTGCTACGTCACCGTTACAAGGGATATATCTATAAACGTCGTTATACTTGTCGTAAATATATTTGTATCCAGAATCAAATACCATATAAGAACTACTTGGTAGTTGCTTAAAGAAGTTGATTATATTTGTGGTAACAGTCGTTCCACTACTTACACCCACAACGTTTGCACGTCTTGGTGATACAAATAACATACAGTCTCTACGCTCTTCAACAATATTTGTTAGTGAAGTAATCTTAGCGATTGCACTTGCGTCATCAGGACCAGAAGGACCAGCGAGAATAAAGTCAATGGTCTGTGACTCAGGATCCTCGACTAACTGATATGCTGTAGCAACATCTGTGTTAGATACTGAATATGATCCACCAGAAGTACCATAATCAGAACCGTTAATGAATCTGTAGTAGTAAGTAGAATTGTTTTTAGAACCCACGGTAGTTCTACCTGCAGGGTAATCAGTTGAACCATCTGCTGAACGCAATAGGTTAAACTGACGTGTTTGAGCACTCTGTCCCCAAACACCATCTGAAGGAGTTCCAGTAGCAGCGAATGTTGTATCTTCGTGCTCACCCCAGAAGATGTATTGTGATTGCTGTTTAATAACTTCTGGATAGTAGTTTGTTTCTCCTACAGAAGTCTTAGCGTCTGATGCTTTTGATAGACCAGTAAATCTCTCAAGTAATGCACCAACAGTACCTGTGATCTTACCATCAATGTCAACCACAAGAACATGTAATTCATCTCTGAATCCACCATTCTGTGATGCAAACTGTGAAGTCTCAGGACGTGGAGCAACGTTGATCCACTTAACGCCTGGTAGATACTCACGCTCTGCATACTCATTTCTTACAGATGTAATAGAGAATGCTGTAGAGTTTGTATCTTGGATACTGTCAGCAGCAGCGAAAGCAACAGTTCCTTTATCACTTGCAATATACAAACGTCTTTCAATTCCGTTTGTTGCAATATCACAAGTATTTGTTCCTTGAGTAATTGTCTGACCTGCAGCAATAATACCTGTAACACCGCCACCAGGTAATCCGATTTCTAGTTTAAGGTTTGTTGGGTCATATGATAGAACATTAACTGTTTCGTTAGAACCAGAAATGCTAATTGTTGTTGTTGCACCAGGTGCGAAATCACCAACAACATTCTCAACTGTTAAGACTATGGAATACTTGAATACTTTACCTGACGCACCAGATGATGCAGATACAGCAGCGTCTGCAACGAACTCAGGGTCGTTACCAGAACCAGGAGCAGGAATAACAGCGATTTGATCAGCACCTGCGTCTGTTACAAATACACCGATTGAATTACCTTTAGCACCTGCAGTCCTTGCAACCCATGTAAATGTGTTGTTTGCAGTTTCAAAAGTTGTTTCGTAATCTTGTAAATTTTTAATTAAAGGTGCAGTTCCTGTGTCAACAGCATTTTTTAAACTTGATGATGCAACACGGACTGTCTTAAGTGTACCTCCGTATGCAAGATACTGTGCTGCAGTAAACCAATACTCATAGTTGTAGTCATTTGGTTCACCAAACTGTTCTGCTAATTGTCTCTCACTTGAGACCTCAACGATTTCTTCTACAGGTCCCAACTCAAAGGGGGCTGCCATTACACCAATATTCGCAGTTGATACTGTAGAGACAGTTGTCAGATCTCTCTCTTGTACGACTACACCTGGCGATGATTGATTCGCTGCCATGTTTATATACTCCTAGAATGCCTTAGCGGTTGTCTAAGATTATTTATATTTTTGAAACGTCACCTAAAGTCAAGCATGTGTTGAACATCACCATATTCCGCGAGTTCCCATCTTTCTCCCTGTGCATCAACAATAACATCATCTTCTAATCCGTCATTAATAAATCCAAATGGAGCCATATCTTGTTCTATAGCATCTCTTTGATCCGCATATATTCTTGCTCTGACATCATTATCATGCATCTCTTTAAAGTATTCTTGCATTGCCATCCATCCAAAAATAACAAGACACATAGCAAGATCATCATGACATCCATCTTCTGCTTGGAATGATTGACCTTTCTGAATAAAGGTAGTCAGTTCAGATATAGTGTCATAATCTGTAACTAATAATTTATCATCTTCTATTAATGCTTTAAGATTAGAACAACCAACTTGTTTAACTGCAGTACTCATCTTCACACCAAGTTGTGTTTTCTTACCAGAGAAACCTTGTCCTAGTTGTTGACCTGCTCTACCACGCATAGCAGCCATTAATAGATTCTCATATTCCAAATCATATTGAATGATGTCTGCTACCTGTCCACCTATATCATTTACCTCACATAGAACGTATGCATTATTATAATGTTTACATACATCAACAATAATATTAGGTAAGACTATTGGTTTTATTTCATTGTTTTTATATCTAGCAACTAATTTGTAAGGTATGGTTGTAGTATCTACAACACAGAATGCTGAGTAGTCACCACCAATACCACGAGATACATCAACAGTTACAATATAATTATGATCTTCTATTCTTTCTTCATATATTGCTAGACCTCTGTTTTGTTTAATAGGATCATCATATGGCATAGCACCTAATTTACTAGGAGATATAAGAGTATCAACAGATCCTAAGAACTCACAGTCAAACTCAACTCTGAACTGTGCTTCAGATGTATTCTCAATAGTTTGTTGTTTCCATTTAGCATCTCTGCCAGGTACTTGAGACCAATGAACCTCAGTTGCAACATAGTTATTAGCACCACGTTCAGCATCGTGCCATAACTTATAGTATTGGTTCATCCCATGAGGTGTAGAAATAATAATAACTTTTGTTTTTTTACCAGAAGATATAGTAGGATACACACTAGCAAAGAACTGTTCAGCAATATGATTCGGAACGAACGCGAACTCGTCCAGAAATATAATGTTAAAGGACATACCGCGAACAGCAGAAGCACTAGTACTTGAAGCGAGGATCTTACTTCCGTTCTCCAACTCCAAGCTTCCTTTGTTCCACCCCAAGATACCTTGTTGCAACCATCTAGGAAGATTCTCGTAAGATAATTGTAAGCGTCCCAACATTTCTCTTGCAGTTGGGGCTTTGTTTGCGAGGATTGCGACATTTACATTATCATTGAATAGCACATACCATAATAGATATGCTGTAACGATTGTTGATTTACCAGACTGACGAGGTAACTTAGCAATATTAAATCTATGTTTATGAAACTTATCTACCATATCCTCTTGGAAATCATACATCTTAAATGGTATGATACCCTCGTCTAGTGAAACGATTTTAATATATGTTCTAATAAAGTAGATAGGATCTTCGGCACATTTCAAATACTCAGCAACTTGTTTCTTAGTAAAATTCTGAGAAACGTTTGCTTTTTTAAGATTAGGATTACCTAAGTATACTTCCTGTTGTGCCATTATCCCTCAAGTAAAGTTCCTTTTGATCTTCTTATCTCTCTTAACTCTTCAAAATTTTTCTGTTTTGTACCACCATCATATGCCCATGCATATCCTTCATCAATCATTTTTTCATTAAGTGATACATCATCATCCCCGACGTATAACCAACCAAGAAGCCTACCATACTTACCCATGCCACCGACGAGTTCGGTTCTGATAGTAAGTTCCTCATCTCCATCTAAAGTCTCCTCTAAGTTTTTCTTCATCCAGTTAGTAGCATCAATACCTAATGCTTTTTCTTCTAAGTCTCTAGTTCTCTTCTCAGGAGTATCAACACCTGCTACGCGTACTCTTTCTTTTTTAATAAGATCAAATCCTAAGTCTATTGAAACATCAATGGTATCACCATCAACAACTCTATCAATCGACACTACTCGGAAGTTGTAACAACTCTTCCGACTTGGTGGAACCATTGCTCCCATGTTCTTGCTCCCAAAAATCCTCTAGTGCACTATTTATAGAATCTTCAACAGGGGTGGCATTTTCCATATTTTTTTCTATAACTGCTTTTCTATATCCTTCCCAAAGATCATCATAAAATTGCTCACGATCAATGTCAATAAGAGTTCCTGCTGATGCTGCAGCACACCATGCTATTGCACCAACAATACATGTAATGAAAATCTTATTCATTTGGCCAGAAATGATCGAATCTTAATATGTAGTATATCACAACACTCACACAAATTACAAGTATTGCAATCATCCATACAATACTCCAGACAATCATATCATTGACATTGCGTGGTGTAGTTCTTTTGCATGCTTTAATTCGTCTTCTGCTATCTCTGCTATCTTCTTATCTTCTGGATGCCATGCACTATATTTTGTATATGTCTCATATGCATGTTTCTCTATCTTCATGTTGATGTCATAAGCGTTAACAGGATCAATGAGATAATACCCAACCATGATCCAATAATAAACCAGAACAAGGTGCTTGGCAAAGAACCGATCAATCCAGTACTTATTGCCCTCCCTAGTCTCCATTTCCTCCAGATGCTCGGTCTCATTTAATGCTTGATAGAAGTGCTCCTTCATTAAGTATATGTGTTCTTCTCCTCTAAGTCCTAATGATTCACGAAAATGTAACACACTGATAAATGAAAAGTAAGGTGCTCTTGCTATCACCTCTAGAACCCAGAACCTCTGGAAGTCTCTACCTCTGTAGAG